TTGTCCACCTTGTCCACCTTGTCCATCCTGTCCGGATTGCTGAAGCGGAGTGAAGGCCGGCAGATTCACACTCGTTGCCATTGCCGGTTTAACCGGTGACAACAAGTTGACGCTAGCCAGCGTGTTCTCGGGACTGACCGGTGCGGCCGGATCCACGGCACCCATGTTGGTGTCCCACTGTCCGACCTCTGGATTCTGAGCGACCGGTGCGGCGTAGGTTAACGGAATGCCGCCAACGTAAGTTGGAGTGCGTTGCGGAGGAACCGGAGTTGGCGATGGCGTTGGCGTCGGTTGCGGAGCGGGAGTCGGACTTGGCGTCGGCGTTGCCGGTGCTTGTTGACCTCCGAAGTAGGTTTGGTTCGAGACGGGCACCTGATAGAGCCGCCCGTCGCTACCGTACATTAGCTGATAGCCGCGGTTGAGTGCTGCTAGACTATTGTCGAGGAAGTTCGGCATTGTCGCCAAGCTTGTCGCGCGATAACGCGACCATCAGTTCGCGCACCGTTCCAAAGCCTGCCTCGCGGACATATTCTCCCAGACTAGTAGGGATCGTCAATCCAGCTTTACGCGCGTGCTGATTCAGTAGGATTGCTACGTTGGTTTCACCGCCGAGCTCGAGTGATTCTTCTCCGCCTTTCTGGGCGATGAGTTCTTCGTGCGCGGCCGCGGCGTTAGCCCAATAGGTGTAGTTCCGGTTAAGCTTGAGATAGTCAAGGAGTCTCTGGGTATGTCGCCTTGGCCCAGAACGCACCATAAGCGCCCGGCGCAACTTCCGAAGCCGTACCTCGTCTGACAAAATTCGCACCAATTCGCGGGCGTTAACATGGTTGTCCTTGAGCCATTGGTTGTGCTCTTCGAGCGAACGCAGATTCATTCGGACGTTAAAGCGTTGCCACTCGGTATCGAGTTCGGTGTAGGAAAGAGTAATGCGGTAGATGTCGGCAAGCATTAGCGCCAGGATCCGGTAATCGGCATTTGCCGAGTGCTGGTCGTACTCCTGATCGTGAAGCATCACGAACGCATCCAAATCCTGAAGCTTGACCGGGCGGCCGCCGACGTTGACCGAGCGATCGCGCTCAAACTGGGCGGTAAACAAACCCGAGAGAGCCTCGATGCCGAGCTTCGTAGCACCGGGCTCCGGCTCGAGTTTGCGAAAGGTGCATAAGAGTTCGAGAGCGTCGATCTTTTTCTGGTCGTGCTGCTCGATCAGTTTCGCAAGGTTCGGGTCCATATGCCGAAGCGTGCGTTGCGTCCAGTGGACTGCGCGTTCTTGCCTGACAAAATATTCTGCGGTCCCTTCGTCGATTACTCCGTCTTCGAGCGCTTTGAGAAGTGCACCGTAAACGTTGACCATCGGAACAGTGAGAGCACTCGAGATGACATTGGCATCGGTACGTAAACCGTAAGCAGACGCGACGTCCGCTTCTTTGAAAGTGATCCCTTCGTAGAACCAACGGAAGATGCGGCCGCAGCCAATCATCCCATACGGCGCCAAATCGGCCGCGCGCAATGCGCCCATCGAGGCCGCACCGTAGATGCCTTTGATGCCTGGCATTTGCAGTGCCCACACAATCTCCTTGTGCCAGACACTGAGGTTTTGATGAAAGAGTCCTTCGATGATTAGGACGTGCGAAGGTTCGCACTCGAGCAAGTCGGTTGAGAAGTCACCGTGGCGCACCGGGCCTTTGACGATGACTTCGCAATCGGGAAGCTGTTCGGCAATCGTGCCGTAGTCGAGACTCGGCCCGGCGTAGATGAGGACTTTCTCAGGTTGGTCGTCCACGTTCCTCTTCCATTCGATGGGCTAGTTCGAGCAATTGTCGTTGGAATTCGTCCATTGTCTTGGGAAGTCCGATGTCAATCGGACACTCAAACAGTCGCCCATCCGCAGCTTTAAAGAAAAGTCTCCTCTCGCCTTCGAAGAGATGACAGTTGCCACAATATTTGTCGCGGATGTCATACGGATTATAGCTGACCATTCCGCACTTCGGGCAAGTATAACTTTTAGGTTGTTCCAAGTTCATTTGCTAAGTGTGAAGTAGCCCGTCCGGTAGTTTGCCAAGAGCCGCACCAAACGCCTTCGAGTTTTGGGGCGATTGCTTTGACAACCACGACGGATTCGCCTCCGAGTTCCAAAGTGTGCAGTGTTTTGTAGTAGAGGTCGATTCGCTGGTTCGTGAGAATTTTCACTAGTTCCATCAGTTCGTCGCGAACGGAGTTGAAGCTTTCATACTTGGCCGGATATTCGGCCCAAGTTCTGTAAGTCGGTTTCAGGGCTTCGAGTTGCGAGACAATCCACTTACTTGAGCTACGCTTCATTAGAAGAAAATCGCGTCGATACAAATCGTCCCGAGCTCCGGAAATGTAGCAAAGCCGCGATTGCGCAGCCTCGGTTAGCGCCCGCCCAGCCGCGACACGAGGAGAAAGGTGACAACCATAGCCACCGAAGGTGCCGACGTTGTCGTCGTCAAAGAGAGCGCAGCCGATGACCGGGATTTCCAAATTGCTTTTGCAGTCGAACAAAAACGGATGACAGCCGGCGGCCCGCATCTTAGCGACCAGATCGGCGAGTTCCGAAGGGAGGTTAGCGAGGTTGATCTTGCGCGGAAATCGGCCGGTCACCTCGCGAATATGTTCGTTGATCGTCCAACCGTCACGCTCGACTAGCTCATAGATAGCTTGCAGAAGTGCATCTTCCAGAGTGCAACCTGCCGCTAAGCCATTTGAGCTTTGCTGCACGTCTTGAAACTGAGCTTGGGCGCGATCAACTAACCAAATCACGTTAGAGGGCATCCAAACGGTTTTGGCGCCGGCGCCAAGCTTAGTGACTAGCTCCCAAGCAATCGGTGTTTGCTCGTCGATGATGTTATCACGGGCCAAGGGATAGTCTTCGAGTGCTAAATGCTCGGCTTCTGTTTTCTCCTTTAGACGCGAATAAGCACACAGAGTGCAGGGACTATCCTTGGGGTTTTCAGCCGCCCAAAACTCGAGTGCTTCGGTAATTGCGCCCGCAAAAGCCAGAAGCGGATCAATCGATTTGCCGCACGTTACGCTGATCGAGGTGCTCGGTGGTCGGTACGCGACCCAAACCGGGATGCCGATGGTATCGAGTTCGGTGATGTCCCGGTAGCTGGAGATCCCGAACTCGAGCAAAGTGGAATAAGGCAGACGCCACAAGTGGCGAGCACGCTCAGCACGGAGGCAAGATCGATCGTAGTTAACATAGTAGGCTTGAGTGTCCACACTCTTTTCCTGGCATGCTCTTCAAGCCAAGGCAACAACCGCGGCCGCGGCGATTCCGCCGATGATATTCGAGGTTTGGGCATTACTGGCATTAGCGCTCATAACACTTTGCTGCGCGGCAAGTCCGGTCTCGTATTGGCTAGCTTGTACTTTATAAGCATAGTTTGCCTGGTTGAAATTGTTTTGGCCCGCTATGTTAGCAAGTGCTATCTGCGCAGCATCGGCGCCGGAGAGTCCGAACGTCCGCGGCCGGAAGGTGTCGTTCGCCGTCTGGAATTGATTCAAGACCTGCTGTTGGTAGCCCATCTGATTGAGCCCCAAATTTCTCGCAATGTTCGCCATTCCCGTCGTCCCTGTCCCTAGACTCCAGCCGCCGGTTGAACCCAAAGCGCCCGCTAGGCCAGATCTCGCCCAGACATTCTGCATCTGCGGGTTGATGTTCCCGCTTATCTGGTTTTTTAGGTTGTCGAGAAACGTCTGCTGACTTTGCCACAACTGTGGGTAGCGCTGTTTGAAGTCGGTATCGCTCAATCCGTAAGCCTGTTGATCCATCGAGACCGCGCCTTGCTCGATATTTTGCGGATTTGCGCCCACGAATGCCGGCATCGGACCCGGCTGCTGATAATGGGGCATCGTTGGCGCCGTAGTAGGCATTAGCGACCTCGTTCCGGTTCGTATACTGCGAGCGCTTTCGCCAAGAGTCCAACTTTTTTCAAGATCGCCGGCACGTTGAGTTTGGAGTGCTCATCGATAAGCCAGACGGGATTGCCGTACTTGTCTTGGGTCGCGGACGCGATTGCGCAGGCCGCCTCGTAGAACGCGCGCGGACTCATCCGAGTCGGATGCACCGTGGGATAGATGCAAACCTGCTGAGCGGCGTAATAGAACGCCGCGGGTTGCCCGTCTACGAAGACGATCCAGAGCGGAAAGCGCGGTAAAATCTCGATGCCACAATCCTCGGCAAATTCTCTGATCAAGGCGACATCGAGCGCTTCGGCTGAATCGATGCGGATCTGGCGGATGTGGTGCGCGCTTCTCACTGAAATTTGATCATGAAGTTGATGCCGACATAGGGGGGCATGACCGAGAAGTTTTTCTGATTTGATCCAGTGGGGTTATTCGACATATCGACAATCGGCATATCGGCTTGGCCGGTCGAAAAACCGGCTTGTGCTTTCTGGATGTTGGCGATGGGAGTGCCTGGGGTAGTTGGTGAGCCGTTCGCGTAATTCTGGGTCACTAATTTGAGAATGACTTGCATGCCAGGCATGTCGCTTGGGAGCAGGCCGGTTGTCTGCGAACCGCCGATTGCGGCAACTCCTTCTGGAGAGGATTGCACCGGCGTTTGTCCCGGTGCCGCTGGCAACATGTTCAAGGGCACTTGTGCTTGAGCGGAAAAGCCAGCGGCGTTGACAAAAAAGACTCCGCCCGGCGGCAAGTTAAAGGTGCTCGCTCCGTCGCCTGGACCCCAAGTCTCACCGATCGCATTGAACAGAAATGAATAGGTGAAACGAGAAACCTCTTGTCCGTAGCAGGAAAGCCAATTAGCCGGAATCTGGTTTCCGTAACCGCCCCACATCGCGATGGAACCGATCGGCATTCCCTGTTGATCAGGAGTGTATTGGCCAGCGAGCGGATCGAAGAACCACCAACCTTTTCCGTCGAACCACGGGCCGATATCGTGCTTTGGCATGTTGCCTCCGACCTTTCCAATGAGAAAGGTCGGATCCAGCTCGGCTTGGAACGAAGCTTGAATCAAATTGAAAAGGTCCGGCAGGTTGCCTTCCCAGCCGATGGGAACAGCTCCGACTGAAAGACCAACTGGAAGAGGGACAGCCATTACTGATATTTGATGATGTAGAAGATCGCGACGTAAGGGGGCACAGTCGCGACGGGTTGTTGATTCGAACCGACCGGAGGTCCGAACTCGGCTTGCACCGGATAATCGTAGGCAAGAGGAGTAGGTCCGCTGATATCCCCAAGGCTAGTGCCGCTGCCGTCTATGATATTCGGGTACAGGTAAGGGATCGTAATTTTGAGTCTCGGCATATTGGTGCCGCTCAGCTTTTGAGAAAGTGCGCCTCCTTCTTGGCCGGCATGAAGGAATCCTCCGTTGGGAGGGAAAGCGAGCGGATCCATAAGCGCGCCCGAGCAATTGAAATAGAAGACGCCGCCAGGAGGCAGATTGAAGTTTGCTCCGCTTCCGCCCCACAAATAGCCAATCGCATTGAAAAGCGCGCTAAAAGTTGTCGTCGAAACGCTTTGGCCGGAGCAGAAAAGCCAGCCATCAGGATAGGGAGTGGCGCCGTAATAGCTGCTCCAGATAGCGACCGTTCCAATGGGTGCGCCTTGCTGGCTCGGTTGATAACCGTGCGAGCCGTATACGTACCATTTTTGGTTATTAAGCCAGGGACCGAGATCGCTAGAAGGTTGTGAGCCTCCGACTTTTCCCGTAAGCAGCTCAACGTCCATCGAACCACTCAGGTTAGCCGCGACGAGCTGGACCAGTTCCGCATACTTGTTGGGACTTTGGGCGACCCAACCGAGCGGTGGAGGCTTGAGCGTGAGAGTGATGGGAACCGGAACAGCCATTTATTGGTATTTGATAACGTAGTTAGCGCTGGCGAATGGCGGCATGATCGAGAACTGGGTCTGTTCCTGAAACTTGAGCGGAGTGCCGTCCGGAGTCAGGACTTCATAGATGTAATTTTCAACATTTTGATAGGAAGGTTCGAGGATTGGCAAGCCGTAGGGACCAGGTTGTTGTTTAGTGGTGGCAGTAAAACCAACCTTGCATTGCAAAGGCGGAATGTTAGGAGTGACTAACAGCGGAGCGATTTGGGTTCCACCTTGGACGCCGCGATCCCACATCGAGCCATTAGGCGGATAATGAGCGGCCGCATAAAAGACTCCGGCGCCTGGCGGAAGATTAAAAGTATCTTGCCCGTCACCGGCGCCCCAAGTCGTACCAATGACCTGAAAGAGTTGGTTGTAGGTGGTGCGGGATTGTTCGCTTCCGTCGCAGGTTAGCCAGTTAGGAGGTGAGCCTTGTCCGCCCCAGATGATAATGGTGCCAACCGGCACGCCGTCCGTGCCGCGGACATAGGCACCTTGGTTGTCGCTCCAGAACCACCATTCCCGGCCGTTAGCCCAAGGACCGTAATTTTGGTTAGGGAGAATCCCTCCGAGCTGTCCCAAAATATAATTACTTCGATCGAAGGAAGCGACTAATGAATCGCCAATCAGGTTGAGCAGCTCTTGAACGCCGAGCGGTTTTTCGGCCGGCGATTTATTTAACTGGAAACTGACTGGAATAGGAACAGCCATGGCTAGTTACGCGCCCAACTGGAACGGAAGGTGATCGAGAGCGTGGAGTTGACGACCAGCCCTTGCGGACCGTTCCAGAAATAGGTTTCGATTTGATTGGTTTGATCCGGAAGTCCGAAGCCAAAAGAGCTGATAGCCGGAGGAGTACCAATCGTGATGTTGGCCACCTGATCTAAAAAGAAATTGCCGTTGGTGTAGGCGTTCGGCAGACAGGTAACCGTGTAGATTTTGGATGGATCGATTGAGACGGGAGCACCGTTGCCGCCGAGCAATGACGGACCGGCCGGCGCCGCCCAAGCTTGCGGTTCCCATCCCATCACGCTAATGCCCGGTTCGCCGAAACCGAGAAAAGCATCCGCAGTCGGAGTCGGCGGCGTACTTTGCCCGGTTGGACCGATGAGATAGATGCCTTGGCAGCTGCGGAAAAAGCCGCCAGTGAGCGGAGTAGTGAGGTTATCGGAGGTGATTGCGGGCGCACTCGAGTAGGAAACCGATAAGCTCACCACCGTCGACGCACCGTGCGTCGGATCAGTGATCGAGGACACATCGAGCACTTGCCAATTGCCGTTGTAGAGGGAGGAACCGGCCAAGGTAACGTTTTGACCGACAACCGCCGGCATGTTGCCGGTCACAGTGACGGCGAGTTGCCCCGGAATCGTCGCCGAATTCGCGTATTTGGTGATCGGAAATACGACCGGCAAATTGGTAACGGCAATTGTGCCGGTGTTGACTCCACTGAAGAAATTGCCGGCGCCCGAGCCGTAATCGAAGCTCACCGTCAATTGGTAGGTCACTTGCAGTGCTTGCCCACTGGGCAGAAGCGCACTCGGTCCCTGGAGACTGACCGGCGTAGCTAAGAGAATCCGGCTAAAGAGATTCGGTCCTGCGCTCGAGTTCGGCGAAAGGCCAATCTCGGTATAGGTGATATTGGTCGTCTCCGGCGTGAAGGCAAAGGTGCGCTGCAAAGTGACCGAGCCAGGCGCCACGATAGCTTCGTTAGCGCCCGGCGCAGCGGAGTAAATACCGGAGCGTTTCACCTCGGTCGAGAGCGTGGCTTGAGTGACATACTGGACAGTGAAAGCGGTGGCGCTTGCAATCGTTCCGGCGGTTTTGAGAGTGGCCGTGGCGGAGGGCGAAGCGCCACCGAGAGAGAGAATTTTAAAGCGGACGTTGCCTGGAAAGAGCACGTCGGCATTGATCATTGTGGTAGTGAAGAACGCCGTGCTTGCGGTGATGGTAGTTCCGCTAACCGTCGCGGTAGTAGTGCCGGAACTTTGGTCCGTCGCCGCACTGCCGGTCCCGGCCGCGCAGTTGGTAAAGGTTTGATTAAAGAGCATTGAGGCGATCATATCCATCCCCTGGTCGAGGATGAGATTTGTTTGCCACGGCAATTTGCGCATGACTCGGCCGGTCGCAGCGTCGAGCACCGCGACTTGGACGCGTCCGCCTAAACCGAAGGTATTCATGGATGAGTATAAGTTCCCGAGTGGATGGTCACGCCGACTCCTAGCCGGTCGAGAGGTTGAGTGACAACGATATTTGCTAAGTAGACGGCATTAGCGATCGTGACTCCGAGGCCAATGAAGACCGGGACTTGGGCGCCCGTTTTCGGGTCGGTTTGAGTTTCTCCCAATATGTTTGGAGAAAGCTGGACAATGGGGAAAGGCGGAGTCAAGCCGGCGAAAGAGTCGTAACTCGAGTCGGGAGTGCGCGGTGTCCAGACGCGTTTAAAAGGATGATAGATACGAGCTCGCCCAGGAGGAGCCAAAACTTGGGCCGCGGGCGGAACCACAGCTATTGGCGGAATCGCAATCGGAATCACCGTGAATTCATTTGCCCCAATGTCATTCGAGCCAGTGCTGAGCGGATTGCCGTAAAAGTCGCGTGCCCCATGATTGGCGATCGCAACCCCAGCATCAATCATGGGCGATGCTGCCAGGAGCAAGTACGCACTCAGCATGGATAATTTTGTGGGATCGCCGATGGTGCCGCCATTCCCCGGATTGACCAATAACGGATCGGAAGTTAATCCATGAGCATCCTGTCCCCACGATGCCAGCGTCGTGTAGGTAGTGCCGCCCCAAGAGATTTTCCAGGGCGTGCCGGGAGCGGCGTAATAATCGTTGTGATCGTACGTGACTCCGGTAGTGGATGCCGAGGTCTGATTTAGGAGCTGGTTATTGGTTGCAAAGAAGATGTTGTTCTGGACGGTGATGCCAACCGAATACCCGAAGTTATTTACCCCTGGTCCCTTATTACTATAGAAGACGTTGTTGTAGACCGAGCTATTAGTGATGGGGAAGGAAGCGTTTTCCCCCCAGAGTCCTAAGCCGAATCCGTCATTCTCGCTGATATTGTAGCGAATGACGTTGTTGTTAAAGGGATTGGCGGTATCCCACTGAAACAGGGCAAAGCCTGCCCCGTAATTTCCATGGGAATAGCAGTACTGGATTGTGCAGTTGGTGCATTCACCGTCGATGTCGAAGCCACCACCATCGTTGCCCGTTACGCTGGTATTATTGTACGCCTCGCAGAATTGCACCGTGACGTTATTGCAGCCCCCCAAAATGACACCAAAGTTGCCGCCATTGGTGCCATTCCCGTAAAGGCTGCAATATTCGAGGGTGCCCCCATTGACGACGTTAAAGTTTACCCCTGTCCCTGACCAACCGCCGGGAGATCCGCTGGGAATGCCAGGGTTATTGTACGTGTTGCAATATCCTACGTAGACATTCGAATAAGCTCCGGTCACGTTCCCATCGGTGAACATGATGCCGTTGAGCTGATTCGCGTAGACGTTGCAATTAGTGATCCGGACATCGTTATAGCCGTTCTGCGGCGAGGTATGCCAAGCCGAGTTTCCGTTTAGGAAGATGCCGTTCTGGTAGCCGGTCACATTGACGTGATCGAGACGGATGTAGTTATAGATAGTCGCGGCTTGATCAACGAGGAAATATACTCCGTGCTCGTTAGCAGTTGCTATCCCTGGCCCGGTGAAATTCAGATTGCTTAGGGCAATGTAGCCGCAGTTATGGGCATAAAATCCAATCGTGCCGACCGGACTCTGAATCGTAGCCACGCCGGTCCCGTAGCTGCCAAAGCTTATGGGCAAACCCGAAGTGCCGCTGGTGCTTAGCGCGAGTCCGCCCGCGAAAGTCTGGCCACCATTGAAAAGGATGGTGTCACCGGGAACGAAGGAGTGGGCGTTAACCTTGGCTAGCGATGCCCAAGCTGTACCGGGCGTAAGGCCGTTGGCGGAATCATTCCCAGCAGTTGCATTAACATAATAAGTTGCTGCGGCCGGCGGAACGGTTGAGACGACATTCGAGATTGACGAACCGCTGGCATTGACGGCTCTAACTCGATAGTAATAGGTCGTCCCAGGGATCGTATCGGTAAAACTGGTCTGTCCTGCGTTCAGGACTTCGCTGACGAGATTGACGCTAAAGCCGGAGTCCGCAGCACGATCCAGGTAAAGAGCATAACCTTGTGTGGCGTTATTGACCCAAGTAAGTGAAACGCTCGTGGGAGTACCGCCCAGAGTTAGAGCGCTCGGAGCGGCCGGTTGCCCTGTCCCTTGGGGCATCTCGGTGTCAAATGACCATTGTGGAAGCCAAGTAATTTTAAGATGATTACTCGCATCTAGTTTGATTGGCAGAATGAGCAGATGGTAATGGGCGGTGGTATCGCTGGCATTGGGCCAAGTGCTCGAGGCAGCGTCATAGCGTTCCGCTAGCCATATGTAGCCGTTGGTTCGGCCCGGGATAACCCAAAGACCTCCATTCTGACCGTCGAAGCCGTATTGATTGGACGGGCTGTAAATGTTCGGACTGTACCCAGAGTTTCCGCCCGAGCCGGTTGAGCCGCTATCCGGTTGCAGGGGATTATAAGGAGCACTCCAAGGACCGAGCGGACTCGAACCCTCGACGCATTGGTTCAGGCCCGGCAATACGCTTTGAGGCATCGACGCCATCCAATAATAGGTCGAGCCGATTTTGAACATCGAGTACCCTTCGGGAGTATTCGAGAAAGGATTTGGTCCGCCTGGATTCGAACCGCCCATGATTTCGTACTGCACGTAATTGGGCGATCCGGCCGAATTAACGAAATCAGGAGTTAACTGGCAGATTTCCATCGAGCCGCCAGCATTGAAAATCAGGTAGGCTTTTCCAGTAGATCCATCCAACCAAGTCTTGATGTCGCCGCCTGGCGTAAAGCCATCAATAGTGGGACGGGAACCTTCGTAGCCAGTCGCACCACCGTTCAAGGTGAAAGGGCCGCCGGGACTGGTCGCCGTCCAGACATACATCGTGTATGGCGTATACGCCGTTTGCTGCCACGCCACGTAAGTACCATTGGCCGCACAGTAAAGGACTGCGGTCCGGTTAGGGAAATTGTTTGGTGCTGTCCAAGTCGCTGCTGGACGCATCACATTGGCGACAAAGGACCAGTTTCGGAGATCAGGCGAGGAGTAAACATTAACGCCGGCGTTCCCCTCGGTATTAAAACCGACCATGTCGTTGTTCTGCCCGTACGCATACCAGAGTCCATCCGGAGGATTGAACATCAGCTGAATACCCATGGCGAACCACCGATAGCCGCCTCGAGTCACTTCATGCTGGATGTCGGCTGCGCCCTGTCCGACACTAATCACGTTGATGTAATAACTGGCAGCTGTAACCCGAGAAGCAGCCAAACCCGTAAGGGTAGCGCAGGCTTGAATCGTAGTGTTAGTACTAATAACAATTGGCCCAGTATACGTCTGGGCCGTGCCTGAACTTTGCGGGTTGGTGCCGTCAGTGGTGTAGCGAATGGTGGCCGTGGTAGTCGGACAACTCATCCGCACTCGGACTGGCGCATCGTAAAAGCCTCCCGTCGTTCCATTGAAATTAGTAATCGCGACGGGCGCGCACTGCCCATTTACACCGCTAGCGTAATAGCCGTAGAACTCCAGATCTGCTAATCCCGTGGTTTGACCATTGGGCACTAGCCAACGGTAATACCGCCAAGTGTAACCAGAGTAAGCGGCCATACTAAAGCCGTTGAGCAGCGTCCCGCAGGTAGGCGCAGCACTGACTTGCCAAAGAGTAACCACTCCGGTTGCCCAGGTCGCATCGTTACTCGCTTGGAGTTTTGCGCCGACTGTTCCTGCTTCCCGAGTTGCACGCGCCGAGAATTTGACGCTCGTAGGATTAACGGCAACCCCAGCATCACAGTAGACGTAGTCAATGCCGGTCGAATCGGGATTATCCCAACGGGTCCAAGCATTCGCGTCACTCAAGTTTGGTTGGGCCGCGCCCAGTTGATCTTTAAAGCCAGACCCAAGAACAATCGTGCCTTGGGCGGGCGGAGTTTGAGTCGGAGCATAGGTCTCGGTAAGAGCGACCAAGACCAAGGCGTTAGGATTGCGGCCGGCGCTGGTTATCTGGACACTGGTACTGCCGCCTGCTACTGAGATCATCCAGGCGGATTGGTCGCCGAATGCGCCTCCCACTTCGATAGTCCAACCCGTCGAAGGAACTAACCCGGCAATCGAGCCGGGAAAGCCACCCAGGAGCACAAAGCTGTTAGCTGGGACGGCTAGAGGACCGATGGAAGGATTACTAACCGTGCTGTTGGCTTGCACTCCCACCGCTGAGCCAAAGGTAGCCGCGAAGTCTGGTTTGACCTCATAAACCACAGTCTGGTTTGAGGTGCCGCCGGTTAGACTGACAACGTTGCCGCTCGCGTGAGCGACACACGAATAGCAGACCCAAACACTAATATCGTATCCGCTTACCGGAGTGCCGGAATAGAGATAAGCCTGGGTATAAGTGTTCCCGGCTGAATCATGGACTGCCGTGACCGCAGGTTGTGCACCTATGATTGCCACGAGCATATCGCCAGCGATATTAGCCTGACCGAAGGTACTGGTGGCTGAAAACTGGACGAGATTCATGGCGGTTTACGGCACCACTATTTGGCAGACTTTCGGAGGCGGCAGACAACCGACAGCAGAGACAATATTCACTTCGCCTGTCTCAGTGGGAGTGCACCTGCCAACCCCAGGTTGAGGGTAATTTTCAACAAAAAGGCGCATTTCCCTGATTCCCATTCTACCCTGCCAGTTGATCAAGATCTGAAAGCCGCGGTCGACGTTGTGCTGATAGTCCGATTCGATTCCGCACGTGTCGCTGCATCCATCGTCTTCGGCCGCCGAGCCAGAGAAATCTGGAGTGCGGACGGTCCGGACCTGCGGCCGGAAACTTTCGAAAACGGTGTCGGTAGCCAGCCCTTGATAGGTCCAGAGAGGAAACTCATCGCAGCCAGGCAAGCCTTCATCAGCTGAAAGAATCATCGAATAACAAAGCCGGTAGTGGCCTTTGATGCCGGCGTAGAAGATCTGCAATGCGACAGTGCCCAAGATTTCGACGCAATCGATCTCGACATACTTAAAGCGAATCAACTCGCCAACTTGACTGACCTCGAAAATTTTTGATTCCCACGAGCACTCAATCGGAGTGTCTTGTCCGTCGATTTGATCGGTTCGCCGGCCGATAAAATCCTCCCAAATGTGAATTTGACACATATTGCCGGCTGGATCCGGCTCGGGTTGGCAGGAGTATCCAATGTGGAAGCACCTAGGGACATCTTGGATCTCGCCGGTCGCATATTGCACCGGATAATCGCCGGTCCAGATACCGGTCCAGCATCGGCCGGCACCACCGTTGAGCTGCGCTTGCGGTGCCCCGTCCATGACCCAAGTTTGGCGGTTGTAACGTGACCCACTCGGCACACTGACAAGCAGGAAATTCTCGAAGGCGACTCCGCAGATATTAGGTGCCGCGAAAGCCGAGATGTTGTCCTTAGAACGCAGCATCTCCATGTCGCGAGGATTCACGGCCGAAGATCCGTATTGGTTCAGGGCAACGTCGAGCGACAGAAGTCCGACTTCACTCCAGAACCACGGAAGTCCGAATTGGTTCGCAACCAGAAACGGCGCCACGTTGCCGTAATCGCGCGAGATAATGGTTTGGAAATTGGCAGTATTCTGCCACTGAGTCCTATCCAAAACGTTCGAGAGTAAGCTCGTAATCGTAAATGGGCTAAAGGCTAGGAGCGAAGCTAGCTCAGTCGGACCGCTGGCAATCTCGAGCATCCCCGTACACGGCTCTGGCAGTTTGAATCCATCGGCTTCGGCTAAATAGGTGCGTTCCGAGAAACTGTTCGGGTTGTCTAGGTCGCTAGCGTAAATGGTTTCTTGGTACGCGACCCAGAGTCGGTTGCCGCTATAGAACATGATCGTGCCGGTCGGACACTGGAGCCAGGGTGCTGCGGGCTGGTTGTGGGCAGCTTGCAGCGGAGCCGTGCTAGAGGTAGCGATGTAGGCAGCGCTAGCCGTAAAACCATCCTGCATCATCAATATATCCTGGGGTTGCGGCAGAAGGGTGAGCGAACCATCGATATTGAGCTTTACGCCTTGGCGCGCCTGACAGAAATAAACGCGCGGTGCGTGTTTGTAGAAGGCGACTTGGCTTTTCGTGATCGCCGAATACTTCGTGAAGGGATATTCGGACCAAAAAATCTGACCGTCTACCGACCACACAAGTTGTTCTTTCTCGCGATAGGGACGGTAGATCGTGATTCCTTGCGCGCGCGTGCCCGGCAAGCTGAAGATGCGATTGCGGCCGGAGCGAGTTTGCATCACGCCTCCGCGGTTGACTAGGTTCTCGGCCCAATAGTATTGGCCTTGCGGAAGGTCGGTCGGAAAGACGAGGGAGTTGGCGCCCTGGATCCAGTAACGGTCCTGCACCGGTATGCGAGCGTTGGCAGGGTAAGCCATAAGAGCCTCGTTCCGATCCCTATTGACACGCCACCAAGGTCGAAGCTCAAGTCTTTTGTGGAATGAGGCTGCTCAGAGAGAAAGATTTCTGGAAGTGGTACAACGAGACACGGTCCTACAAAGGGCTAAAGGTCTTCGTTCACGGTCAGCACCGGGAACCAACCGCGCACATTCCGCGTACCGGACGCTATTACCGAGTGATCGTGCGGCCGGGCAAGCCGAAGCTTTTCCTTAAAGCGCGAGAGGTCGAGCCCACTCAGAGACTCGACCTCTAATGATGAAACACTCAGGGAATAACCAATCTACAAACAATCGCGTGCAATCCCGAGCTAAGCGCAAACTAAAAGCTCTTGTCAAGGAGCAAAAGGAGGAGTAGACCTCTCAGCACGGGATCTTTGACGAGGCTCGTTCCCGGCCTTTCAGAAACGACTCGAGTCCGCCGGTCGCCGCGGCGTAACAAGCGGGTGCCGAAATCAACCTTGCTCCGCAGGCGCGGAAGTCGAGGTCTTCGTTCGCACTTTTAACCCCTTTAATTCAACAGAAATTTTTATATATGGGCGATTGCCTACTTAGCCCTGCGGCAGTTATCGATTTTGCCTCACGCGATATTTTACGTCTCGTTGGTAACATTACCTTGCTCCTGATGAGGCGGGCACCTTACGCGGACGTGCTCGATGGCGGAGTGTTCGAGAGCGCTGTTAGTGACGAACAACGTAACATCGTGATGGAACGTCCGGTGTTAGGACATTCGTTAGTATTACCCACTTTCTTCAACGATGTGGATTCATGCGCGGACCTCGGGCAGGTGGCCGAAACGGGTAGTACAGAATATACTACCAAGTTAGGAACTGTGCGCGGCCGCGGACCAAAAGTTTGCATTAAGCAAATGCGGTCGGCTTTCCAAGGTAGTTATTCTGCTACCCAAGATGCGCTGCAAAAACAAATGTTATATTTTCTTAACATTGATGTTAGGAGCCAATTGTTTTTGCGCAGTGGTGTTAAGATCAAATGTAACACTACCTACACTTTCCCGCAGATGGTTAGTGGAGATGTGCAAGCGATCGATGTTAGCATGAACGACGATACGCCGCCGGACACAGCGGTTACGTTCCCCTTCCTGAAGTACGTAGAAACGTGGGCGCATGAGAACCTACTCTGCGAACCGTTTGAGAGCGAAGCCGGCACCATTGTTAAGGTAATTGCGGGTGCTGATATCATTGATAACTTACGCGCGGACCTGAATGTCAGGTACGATATGCGTGCATTAACCACGGGTAAATACACGCTTGGTGAAGAGACTTTAACAGGCTACACCTGGTCTGGACCGTACCAGGGGGTCGCCCTAGGCATCGATCAGCAGCCTCTGCGCTTTAACACTTTCGGTTTGTTAAATGGTCAGTTAATTCCTGACTTCATTGAGCCCGAAATTGCAGTGCAAGTTAGTAAAGGTATCGGCGCGCGAGCTAACCCTGACTATCTAAATGCTATGTATGAAGTTCTTTTCATGGTGTTTAGTAATAGTTTCCGCCGGTTAGTTCCGGAACAATACACGGGCGCGGGTGAGTGGAAATTTCCGCCGCAGTATAGTCAAGGAGAGCTTGAGTTCGTCGTGCTGAGGGATAACGACTGTAACGCCTTTGGCGATTTTGGCTACCACCTGTATCAAGTAACACGTGCGTATAGGCCCGAACGCCCGCATGCGGTGATTCCTATTATCTACCAAAGATGTCAACCAGACTTTGGTTTTGCTACCTGCTTAGGTTATCCGGGTACTACCGGAACCGGAGGCGGAATTAGCTTAACCATCTAACTGGTTAGGAGAATGTTCGAAGCAGCAAGCGTAGTAAACCGGAGCAGCCCAGCTCCTGTCTCTTCGTTGTCAAACTGTCCTCGTCCAACAGTTTGTTAGGAGCTGGGCACTTACTTATGCCGTCTTTGATTCATACGTTGATCGCGAGCAGTCGCCCATCGACAATTCTCGGGCGAATAAGGACCGTCATTTCTTTTGCGATCAAGCGAATGTTCAGGCGAAGGTCTTTCACCCATGTCTTGCAGAAAATTACCGAAAGATTTTCGCCAGCGTTTGCAAACAGTGATTCCACGTGCTCCGTACCATTTATAGGAAACAGAGCGCGAATTTTCGCACCTCTTAATCATGCTGCAATACAGCTGGTACAAGGGATGGTTACTCCATCCTCCTTTGTTCGGATGCCTCTCGACCGCAAGGCACCCGCAACTAAGAGATTTGCCGTTTCGCAAATTTTGGCCCGCGACAAATCGCCTCGTACCGCATTCGCAGATACAAAGCCAGTAAGCTTGCTTGTGAACAATCACGTGGTCTTCATTCGTGACAGACCATCTGCCGAACTGTTGCCCTTTCATCTCAATCAACGGCTTTAAATTACTTGCCATTATGGATGGAATCTACTCAGTGTGCGCGCCAACTCAACCAATGCGCCCATTCTGGATGGGTGAGGGTGACGTTTACGAAAACGAACGCTGGCAGGTTGTCCAGGGAGACACGCTTGCGTTCTTTATCGAAGTCTTTTGCGATTGCCCGATGACTCCTGATGTCACCGGGTATTCGTTTTATTTTGTGGTCAAAGCGTCCATGGATCCGACTGATCCGACCAATTTATTGGTGACGGCGTGGACCGAGTATCACGGAGCTTGCGGTTGGACTGCCTTAATTGTGTTGGGCGATCTCACCGCCCAGGTGCCAGAGGGTCGTTATGCTTTTGACTGCAAATCCCGCTCGCCTGGAGGAGTCGTTCAAACCATGAAACGCGGCGAGATCGATTTTCTACCTTCAACCAACATTGATCTGTCGAGCGGCACCGTCATTCCTCCGCCGGGTCCGACCGCACTCGGCGCCCAGCAAGCCGCAATCGCTCGATTAATGAGATAACATTTTTATGCCTTCCCGATTTACGAGAGCTGATGTCGTGGAAACGCCGATGCCAACGGATTTTGGCGATACTCCTTGTTTGCCCTTGGTCGTGATGCAACCCGCGGCCGATCTGAGCGACTACATGTTCAAGTCGGTCTACGCGACGAACGGGCAGCCCGGCACGGTCGATAAAGCGCTCACTGCGATTACCGCACTGAATCTGCCAATTCACGGTATTCAGCATCTTGCCAACGGAGACGATCCGATTCCTGTCGCCACAACCACCCAAGACGGTTTGTGTCCGGCCGGCAGCGGTGCTCCAACTGATTTTCTCGGTGGCGACTTGATCTTTCACTCGAGTCTCGGATCGCAGATGCTCTTGCGCAGTGAAGGTAAGGCGACCGTGAGCGCGGGTGCAGGAGCAGGAGCTACGCTTTTTACCGGTACGCTGAATAACCCTGTGCCTGGCGTTTACGCGGTGGACATGGCTTATCTCTACGACGCAAGCCAAGCCCCCGCGCCGGCTGGAACGGTCCACTTTGACGTTTATGACGTGACGAGCTCGAGTTGGATTGCAGCAACCGCATCCACTGACATCAGTGTGATGAACGCAAAAAACTATCTACTGCGTCCGATCCTAACTTCGGCCTCTCTATTGATGATGTTCCCGGCCGCAGCGAACTCGCTGAGCTGGCGCCTGGTCTTAGACACGCCGGGATTAGTGAACTTCACGGTTCAGGTCGGTTTTAAGTTTTTCGTCGGAGCAATTCAAACCCTCTAAAATCATATGGGACTTGCACAAGCTGGCGTTTATTTACCTCTCAAGGCTTTGCTGGGCGGCTCCGGCATCAACCTGACCGAAACCGCTACCTCGATCACAGTTGCAACGACCGGCAGCGGGCCAGGAGGTGGAGACATGTTAAAAAGTGTCTACGCTCCAAGCAATGTCGCGGGCAAGGTCGACCACGCGATTACCGCTGATAACTTGGCCGCAGGAGGATCGGTGCCTTTGGCTAATGCGGCTAACAGTGTGCCCTGGAGCGGTGTCACTGGTAAACCTGCGACTTTTTCTCCTAGCGACTATCTCCAGTTAATTAATCTGCCGACCTATTTTCCGACCCAATGGTCGCAGGTTGCTAACCAACCGACAGTCTTTCCCAGTGATTGGTCTCATATCTCTGGGATTCCGGCCGCATTCACTCCCCTGCCCCACGGTTCAACTCACTTGCCGGGCGGCAGCGATGGAGTTGCCCTAGCTAGTGCCACTGCGCCTGGCTGGCTCGCGCAGCTTGACGGGCAAGTCAACTCCTATGTCGGAGGCGATAACCACGTTCATCCTTTACCGGGCGCGACCAGTGACTACGGGGATTTACAAGCTCCGCTTAGTCCTAGCGTTTACGACGATGAATTCACCGGCACGAGTCTGAGTTCAAAATGGACTCCGAGCAATAGCGCCGGCACAACCACAGGTTTGCTCCAGCCCACGTATTACCAGATGGTGCAACCCTTCGGTACGACTGGACACACTAAGATTCAGCTCAGCCAAGCTTTCGGAACTGGCGCAAATCCTCCGCTTGCGGCCGGGTTTCAGTTTCAATTTAAGTTCCGGTTCCAGATGAACCCGTATGCGCCTGCCACTGCGGGTAATTCGAACTATCTGGATGTCCATCTTGGACTGACCTTTTCGACGACTAGATCAATTGGTTTCTTAATAGAGGCTCAAACCTTTTATCCTCCTAGCGGCATTGCTGCGAGTCTCTATTTTTTAACCGCTTGGGCGACCAATGGTCCGAGTACAAACATCGGGATCGGCGGAGGTCCGATCAATAATGGGCAGCAATTCGTTATGACCGGTTTGGACCTTCGCGTAAAAATCGGCCTTTTCGGCGGCAATTTGCAAATCTGGCTTTCTAACGATGGATGGAACTGGACGCTCTTTTACACCGAAATCTTTAATGGTGGTCCAAGCCTGAACAACAACTATCCGGATCATATGATTCTGGATTTCGATAACGCCAACAGCAATCAAGCGAATTCCAGTGGCTACGTAGCCTGGGATTACGTAAGAAAGATTGCATGAGCAGTGAAATTCAAACCAGTCTTGAGAACGACGAGTTGGTCGAGAGGATCGAACTCGACAGTGGCAACTTCGTGGTACGAAACGAAACCGGTGGCGTAAAATTTTATCTGAAAGGGGATCGAGAGCTTTTTGGGCTCGATGCTGGCATTGTCACTTTTGAGCGCAAGGCTCTGCTTGCGGTGATGCAGATTTACCTGCTCGCCTTCCGCCACGGGCGCGACCAAGAAAGAGCGTTACTCAATGGGAAGATAGCTAGTGCCCTGCATCTCGTATTCGACGAATAGGAGTTCACCATGCCAGGCAAAGCAAAAGGCACAATACACGGCAAGAAGACCACGGCGCCCCAACAGAAAATAATGGGGATCGCGCGCGGGATTCAGAAAGGCGAAGTCTCGCCAAAGTACTCGAAGTCAGCCGCGCGAATCGCGCGAGATATCCCGGCCGCTGACTTGCATAACATTGCGAAAAAACCCAAAGGAGGGTTTCGTTCTAAGAAGCGATGAAACGTCGATCATTCTTAGGTCTGTTTTTGGGCGGCTTAGCTGCGCTCTTTGGACTGAAAAAGTCTCCGGCGGCGCCCGTTCCGTACGTCCGCAAAGGACTCGAGCTCAAGTATCCGCATTTGCCGATCATCGAGAAACACCATTGGTGGCTACCAGAAGAGGACCGAACTGGTCCATTCGATTTCACTGGGTTTCACGCTTCGGAGTGGCAACGCAATATGGTTGTTGGTGCGGCGAGCGAGAACGATCTGGATCCGTTGCCTTACAAGCCAATCGATTGGAGCACGTTATGAAAGTCACCAGAAAACGACCTTCGGAGAAAGAACTCTCTAAGGTGCTAAAAGATAACGGAAGCGACGAAGTTGCGCCTAGCTTGTTCTTGCACCACCTGCCCGGCGAGCTCTCCGGTATCGAGGCCGGCAAACCTTTCGAAGCCCACATCAAAGGTCACTGCCGCGGACACGAGTGTCGCGACGAACCGGGCGGGAAACAGACGCATAATTACGACTTGGACATTCACGACGTCACGCCGCACAAAGGCGAGGCAAAACAGAAACCGTCGACACGGGACGAGGTCGATGCGGCCGCGAAAAAACACGGTCTAGGCGAATCCAAGAAAGAGGAGAAAAAAGAAGAGAAGAAGTGATCGCGACCCTTCTATACTTGGTCATCGTAGCGATCATCTTGGGGTTGGTCATTTGGGTGGTTAATCAGCTGCCATTCTTGGCGCCCTTCGCACAGATTATTCGGGTGGTCTGTGTTGTCATTTTTGTCGTGTACGTCATCTATGTTTTGATCGGTCTTTTGGGGCATGTTCCAATCGCACGATGATTTTAGTCGGAGACATTATTGGCGAAGTCGAACAAGTGACGGGTCGATGCGACCAACCCTACTTGTTCGGCGTTCTGACACGTGCCGTGGAAACCTTGGCGCGGAAAGTTTGTGCGGCCGCCGGCAGCGTCACCTTTGATCCGCTTCAGATTTATTTGGATCTGCCAGTCCAGCAAAGCTATTACGTCTATCTACCCTACCAGATCGAAAAGCCCATTCGCTGCAACCTGAACGGCAACCCTGCTTTCAGTCATAACACGCTCTATGAATTCCAAATGAATGGGCCAGGATCGTCCGACCTCGAGGCAGGCTGGCAGTGGCAGGACCGGCTCACTTCTCCCATTCAGCGGCGATTCCCGCGCGGCGGTTGGGCACTGACGGCAACGAGTGACTCCGAAGCGGACGAAGCTCTCGAACTCAACGTCAAGATCCGAACCAAGAGTGCGAACGACTACGTGATCCAGCTTCCGATCGCGCCGGCCGGCACCGTGGCGGCGCCGTCGCAGAATGTCTACGGAGTGATTGAGGTCGTGAAACCGGTAACCGTGGGAACTGTGACTTTATCGGCCGGTCCCTACATCTTGGCCTATTACTATCCGGAGGTCACACTTCCGGAGTTCAGCTGTATCAAGCTGAGCCAGAAAGCAGTCTCGGTTCGGATGCTCGCCAGGCGGAAGACCATGAAGATCACCTCGCTTCTGGACGTGATTCCGCTGAATTCGTCGCAGGCCGTTATCATGCAGTGCCAGACTATCAAGTATGAGGACGAGGTGCACTTCGACCTGGCGCAGCAAACCGAGGCGATCGCGGTTCAGCTTCTGACTGAAGAGCAAGCCGCCCGCAACCAATACATCGCGGCGAGCGCTACCACCGAGGTTTCCAGTGCTCTCAATCTCACGATTGGTCAGCGAGACGTCGTGATCGTCGCGGACGTTTATGATGATGCTGCGCGGCTCTTCGGTCCGATCGGCCGGCAGAAGATTTTCGATCGGATTACGTCGACGATGGAGGTGTTGTATAACAAATGCCAATACTGGGACTCGCTCACTGGCGTTGTTACCTTGCGCGCGGACGACGATTATTACGTGGCGTTACCGCGGTACGTCGACACGGTGCTGGCGATGAACATCAATCGAACGATCGGCGCCTATCATTCGCCTTGGTTCGAATTTTCTTACGCCGGCATGGGCGAGTTTGGCGACCTCGATCAGGATCCGAACCAATGGGTGCCTTGGCCGCAGCTCGCTGCAACTCAAGGCTCGAGTGTCTGGCCGAGCGATCCATATACGAGTGCCAACTGTTCCTTTACGCGCATCAATGGATCCAATCGCTTAGCAAAAGGTTGGGAAGAGCAAGGTTCGACTCCGCTCGCTTTTCGCTTGAAAGGGCCGGCGCAGCTTTTTGCCGTGCCCGAGCTCCCCCAGGACAATGGCGCCACAATTACGGTCTACGGCTATTACCAAGACCAGCCCGTACTGAATTCTCGCGGAACTTGGGGTGTCGATATTCCCTGCTACTCGAATCGTACCACTCCTTCGAAACAGATTTTCGACCAAGTCGAACGGGTGACCAAAGATCCGACCTTCGGATTTCTCAACCTTTTCGCGACTAATCCATTCGCACTTCAAGCCACGCCGCCAATTGTTCTTCCTCCTCCGACCGGGATCTGGGACGGCAACACTAATTGGCAAACCAACTATCCGCAAACAAACTTCATCGCGCTCTATTGGCCGTGGGACACTGAACCGCAATATCGGATCATCAGGGTCGGCACGATGTGTAAACGGGTGAGGCTGAGATATAAGAAAAACTGGCTCAAAATCAGCGAGCTAACTGATCCCTTACACGTGCGCTCGCGCGAAGCGATTATCCAAGCTTTGACCGGCGTCGCTGCGCTTCGTACCGCGGGGGGGGGAAGTGCGATGAATACGCTAATGCCAACGGCGCCGGTCCAGATCGCCATGGACCAAATCAATCTCGCGGTCGACATGTTGGATGACGAATGGCGGGCGCGCTATCCGCATCAGACAATCACTTTACAGTGGCCGCGGAGCACCTACGGAAACAGTTTTCCGCAAGTCTTATAACTGTAGCTTGCTCAGGGAGCAGATAGGTGCGAGCAAGCCCAAATGAAAGCGTTCCTAGTTAGCTTCTTTTTCTTAGCCCTGGCTCACGCAAGTCCAGGCTTTACCAAAAGCGGTAACGTCTATACCACCAATGGCAGCGCAAGTGACGTGCAAGCGGCACTAAACGCCGCACCGAGCGGCGCCACAGTCAAGATCCCGGCCGGGAAATTCGAGTGGACTACCTATGTCAACGGTCCACGCGGTGTTCGGCTGGAAGGCGCGGGCGTCGATAAAACCACCGTGGAAACGGTGACACCGCAGAATTATCATTTTGTATGTAATCTGACCTGTGATGCTTCGCCAGTTATCGTGGATGGAATCGCTTGGACAAACCAGTTCAACCTGCAAATCAGCAGCAATCCAAACGCAGCCACCTTTAGGGTTTACAATTGCACCTTCGATGGCGGTACTGCCCAATCGATCTTTTTCCAGACTGGCGGCAACGGTAAAGGTCTAGTCGATCACTGTACGTTCAGCGGAGGAGGAGCCTCGGAGATGATCCATAACTTCGGTCTCGGTGCTGGGAATACAGCAGGCTGGAAAGACGATGTGCATCCCGGCACCGACGAAGCGCTCTATGTCGAGAATTGCACGTTCAGCAAGAACCCACTGCAAGACGACTACTTTTGGGGCACAGCAGCGCTACAAGGCTATTACGGTAGCCGCACGGTGATGCGCCACGATATCTGCAAGGGCAGCCATATCGACCAGCATGGGACGCCAGGATCAGTGGGAGCACGATGGTTCGAGTTCTACGACATTACCTTTTATGTGCCGCCGCCCGAAGGCGATTTTGCCGGGATGAACCAAGGCGATTATTTCGCTCTGCGCGGTGGCAGTGGCGTGGTGTTCGACTGTCACGTGGAAGGGTCCAATTTGTGGGGTAACGGCATCATTCACATGTACGACGAAAACGGTGGTTCTCAGCCGTTGTATCTCGCGCGCGGGATCAATCAGAATCCAAGTCCCGTCTACATTTGGAACAATTTCCAATTTGACGGAACCCCGATGAAAGTGGGTGCTGGTGAGAACGTGGTGCTCAACCGGGATTATTTCGTGAGTGACTCTCAGCCTGGGACTATGAAAAAATGGCAGCTCAAAACGGATAACAGTGGCACCACTTACTCCTATCATCCTTTCCAATACCCTCATCCTTCTAATGATTTGCCGACTGATGAGTATGGGCCAGTAAGCGGTGGTGGTGGACCGCAGCCGACTCCGACACCCACGCCGCAGCCGACACCCACTCCTCCGCGGCCGACACCTACGCCGACACCTACGCCGGCGCAAAAACATCGGATAACAATCGAGAGCGATTCTCCGATGACGATAATCGAGCAGAATTAAGCAGCAACGTGTCCAGCTACCTCATGGAAGTCAGGGAGAATTTCGCTCCACTGTCTCGCTTCCGAGGAGATCTTCTCGCTCAGTTTCCAACGTAGGCTGTTAATCAGTTCTTCTTCGATCATGCTGACGTCAGCTTCCGAATTGCAACCAACTCCAAACCAGTTGCTCACCGAGACTACGAGCTGATTACAGGCATGCGCCTTAAGTGCTGCCAGTAAGAATTTCTGCTCTTCTGAAGTCAACTCTACTGAATGCACTCCTTCATTCCTGTGGTGGAGGCGGAGCGACCGGCCGGTTGCCGCGTAACGGAATGATCGGTGTCGAATCCTCCGGCATGAAAAAGGAGAGTCCGATGTGGCCGGCGCGCACTTCAGTGTCGAGATACGGTTGAATTCCGCAAGCTTTGGCTTGCTGACAAAAGTACACGTCTTCTCCTACTCGATCGGTTTGAATAAAGTAGGGATAGTTCTGCTTAGGATAGGTCGGCTCGAAGGGAAAAGCTTCCGCGATCTTTTCGAACACCGCGCGGTGAACCAACATTAGCCCGGCGGCAACCCAATTGACGGGGTGCAAGCCGCCGGCCGGCTTGCCCTCTCTCAGTGCGTGGCTCACTTGCTGGTCGTGCACGTTTCGCGGTTCCAAGTCTGGTTGGATAGTAAGCGGAGCTCCGCGAAATCGGCCGGCGTAAACGCCTCCGACTAAAGCTTTGTTGTGACTCATCATTCGGAGAAGCGTGTTGTGCTCCGCGAAGTTTCGTCCCTTCTGAATCCTGGTGTAGCCGATGAACGGATCGGCTTTGCCGTAAGGGATGAAAACGTCACTGTCGACCCAGAATGACCATTCAGCGTTTGAACGCAGAAACCGACCAACTAATTCATTGCGAGCTTGGGCTACTAACGTATTACCAACTAACTCGAACCCGATATCCAAATGCTTCGCATAGTAGAGCATGGAGGCGACGACAGGTCCGCGGATGCCGTCGACGTACGGCATCATAATCGTCACCGGGTAGGAAGGTTTCCGGTGCGCCATGGAGAAATTCGATTGCTCGAGGTCAACGGATTCCTCGGCATCCGGAGGGAACATAGCGGGTAAGGCAGTGCTCATGATCCAAAGTGTTCCTTGAAGGCGTCTGCCACGCTTTGCCCTAACTTAGTTCGCGGTGTCTCGGTTCTAGTGGAGGTGCCGGAACTAACCGTGGAAACGCGTGAACGGGCGCCCGCGATTTTATTGAGTTCGTCTTGGGCGGTTTTGAGCTCCGCCTGAAGCTTGGTAATTTTCGCGTTCGCGGCATCGCGTTCGCGACGAAATCTTTCGCCGGCAACGGCCGAAAGCGCGACTCGAGTCATTCCGCGCGGACCCTGCGTAGCAACTTCTGTCAGCACTTTCTGAAAGAGGTCTTCCCACTCTTTGTACTCTTTGTTGTGCGCTTCGAAAGCAGCACGCTCCGTGGCACTCTTGGCAAGAGTAACGTCTTTGGGAGAGGCCCATTCACCCAATGTGGGAGCGAGCTTGATAGCTTCGTCCGTCGCTTCGGTGGTAAATTGCCCCCAATAGTTTTTAGCTTGCTGGTCGCGATATTGCTGATAGCCATCAGGCTGCGCCGCAACTTTAGTCCGGAATTCGTTACGCTTCTCTTGAGCATCCATCAGGCTCAAGACTTTGCGGATAAGACGTTCCCGATGCAGCGGATCGCCACACTGGTTGATGACTCCTTCGTTCCAATAGGTTCTGTCTAAGCGATCCGGGCCGGCCGAGCGCATCTGCTTTTCCCATTCGGCCGCCTGATCTTTATCGACCGAGAGATTGACTACGTCCTTAATAATCTCATCGAAGATTTGTCGGACGGGCTGCTCGAATTCTGCGTGATAGCCAGTGTCATCGAAAATCTGATGCTGCTGCTTAAAAGTCCGAAGTTCGGTGAGCTCCGCTTGCACAGTCGGATCCGCGACCGGTCGCACCGACGTGCGCAAAGTACTAAGCTCTCCGTCTTGGGTTTCCAGGCGCCGTTGAAGCTCTTTAATCTGCTTCTTATCGGTCTTTACCATCCCGCGAAGCGTGCGGACGACTTCGATCGTCTCGGGCCGAGCATCGGCGCCGATTCGGATTTGATCGAGCTCCTCGTCCGGTTCGTCATCAGGATGCGCCAGCGGTTCGGCCGGCGGCGTTTCCGGACTAAGCTTAGGTGCGGCCGGAGGTGGTTCTGCCGGTTCCTTCGGCTCGGGCGTTTCAACCAGCGGCGTTTCCTTTGGCTCCGGTTCCGGAGGAGCTTTTGGTTCCTCCTTCGGCGGTTCGGCGTTATCGCCAAAGGCTGTCTCGAAGGCTTTTTCTAGGTCGAGTGCCTGTTCCCTGGTGGTGACTTGGTAGTTTGGATCCCGCGTAACGGGAATCGTAGAGCCGAGACTGCTTGACATAGGCTAGTCCCTCAGGGTGTCGACGAACTGGGCGGGTGCCACGACGGGCGACGGCAACCGACTCATCTCCTCGATCTTAGTCAGAAGTTTTTGGTAGCCGCGGACCTCAAAGCCGTAGCTAGCCATTTGCATTTGATCGAAACCTTCCGGTGTTTCGGGAAGTTGTTCTTGGAGATAGCGTAAGAACTTTTGGCCTAGGTTTTCTTGGAGCCATTCGCGGAAAGCGGCTCGATCGTCATTCGTCCAATGGGTTTTCAAGCGGGTACAGTGGTTCCAGTAGCGGGGTTGGGTGTCGCCGGCGGAAGCGAGGTGGGCATTCCTCCGATGCCATGCCTGGTGCCAGGAGGTAGCGGAGCCGGCTGTCCTGATGGCCAAGTATGCGCCGGAGGTTGCATTGACCGATCCATCGGATTAGCCATTGCTTGGGCGGCTTGAGCTTTCGCGCGGTTATTTAAAATCGCTTCAAAGACTTTGTTAGCTTCACCGAGCTGAGCGGCGAGTGGTTGTATCTCTTTGGTCCGTTTACCCTTGCCGCCGGATTTGATAGAAGAGTTCTTTTTGTTCTCGGCCTGCACGTGCGCCTCACCGTGAAGTAGCGCCAACTTCATCGTGTTGAGGTCTTGTTCTGGAATCACCTCAGGCGGGATCTCCCTCATCGTGTTGAGCGATGCCATCATTTTTTGATTTAATGCAGTCATATGCTGCACGTGATCGTCGCGGTCGGAGACGGGCATCGCTTGACCTTGGGTCATGTCGGTGAATTCGGAGTATTGCGCTCGCTGTTGTTCCAGGTTAGTCGACATCGATGGATCACCCACGAACAAGTCTTTCGCCCGTCGATATCCGATCATTGCCGCGCCCGCTTCGAAATTTAATTTTCCTTGGTCCCAGTAGGGATTTGCGAGTGCCTGCATCGCGAATTGCAGGAGCTTGTTATCCTCGATTGCACCGACATTCGTATTGTATTCCTGGGCCGGCGTATAAGCTAATAAGAGGATTTCATCGGGAGCTAACCCAGCGTCTAGCAACTGCACTATGGTTTGAACAGCTTCGCCGTCAGCACGCCCGTAGGGAGGAGCAGTGGTATAATTCTCGCCCGCGGCCGGATCGATTTTCAAAAGACGTTCCATCATCTCTTGGTCGACGAGCTTCAGTCCGGCCGTTATCGCTTCGTCGCGTGCCTCGGCGAAAGCAAGCGCAGCCCGTATGTTAAGCGGAGTGTAAATCCTCCGCTGCATCTGACTAACCAAGTGCGTAAACTGATTCCACCACCTATTTAAAATACCCTGACGAATCTCCTGTTCACGAGTTGCGTCAATAGTTGCTTCAGTGGCTGTCTTGTCGCTTTGTCCGACTTGTCCGCTGGCTTGAATTTGCTCGGGTATGAAAGTGCCGGCGATGATTTCTGAGATGGCGGTGAGTTTGTTATCAAGACCTGCAAACGCCTCGGGATTAAACTGCAATTGTTGCGCCATCAGTTCGAACCCTTTAGGTAGGATCAAGAAAGGTGAGAGCACCTTCGGCGCTAAAAATGGAATGTCTTTTTCTTCGGCCGTGCCGATGAGTAAGCCGGCTATATACTGTTGGTCGAAATATAAATTACGTTCACGTTCGATCGAAATTGCGATGTTAACTAACAATCTCCCTAACCCTTTACTACCAAAAAGCCGGTCGTTGCCAGATTGGAAGGTAAACAAGGTAATTATGTCTTCCATTAGCTCGGCAACGGAGTCGCCAAAGAATAATTCTTCACCTCCGCCAACGTTATCGTTAGTCATCGGTCCGACACCGGTCGACCCTTGCGGACCGGTGCCGCGGTTAACCCACCAGTGATCTATTCCACCAACATAATTCCGAACAAAAACGTGAACCGTTTGGATCATTTTTGAGGCTTTATGCCAGGAGAAATAAAGCGAGGCTTCCCGTGCCATATCAGAGAGTTGCCGCGGATCAGACGGCAAATCATCGCGTGGCGGCATCGCGTGTTCGATCGCGTATTTTAAGTTTTCGACGTTGAACCCGGCGCGCTCAGTCGTCTCCGGCTCTTCGAGCAGGGAGATGAGTTCGTGAATGAAAAAATCTTGCTCAATACAGAAGCAATCGAGCCTATGAACGTCTTGGCTAGTCTGTTCATCAAAGTACACATCCTCCTGGCGATAGGTCCGCGGCCGCCAATTATGCTCATCGATATTCGCAGCCATGGTGTAGCCCTGGAGCACATCCTCGGTGACGACGCGTTGAACGAAGTCGGTCCAGCCAGACCACTTCCTAATCAATTCGGTCGTCTTCATTTGGTACAGCTCGGACTTGTTCTGATAGTCGTCGTAGCTGTCTGGCAGTTCGGCCGCGGTCAGATATTTGATATCGTGAATGGCGCCGGTGAAACGAGGCGTGACGCGGTCAACGATCGAAGAAAGGAACTGGGTCGACATATTGCTGCGCCAGCCCTGGTTCTGGTCGTCGAGTTCCTTTTGGTCGTAAGGACTTTTGCCGTTATACACATCGGCAATAATTTTGTTCCGGTTTGCGCGCGCGCGGTTTTGTTTTTTGAACCGCAGATAGAGCGAATAAGCCTGTTGAGCACTTGAGATCGGCTTGCTAGTCGGACGTCCCGCTGCGTTGAGTTCGGGTGGGTTAAATTGACCGATACCACCTGGTCCGTACGACGTAGCGGGGGAATAGGTGTCAGGCATAGCGCAGCGAAGCCTCGTTCCAAGAAACGATCTTGCGCGCGGTCGGAGCTGAAATCAAACAAAGAGTGGATCTGGAGGGAATCGAACCCTCAGTGGCTACGCTGTTTCTGACGACCTTACAGTCTGCTAGGACGCTGATGCTTAAGTCATCGCGCTTTCCTGGCGCAACCCTCACTCTACCAATCAGACCCAAAAAAGGTGCGCGGCGAATGGTTGCCCATCCGAGGAACCCGTTCACGCCAGCTATCCAGAATTTCAAGCTCAACGCCGATGATCCGAAGTGACCGGCAGATACGTTCCTACTACCGCGCGCTTTATATGTATTTAGTAGTATGGCGGCCGAAAGCAAGAAGGACGTGCTGCTGACGGCACGTCCTTCTGCGATGTCCTAGATGTGTAACCTTACGCTTTTTTATCCCACCAAGGTCGTAAATTGTCGATCTCTTTCAGAGTCGGAAAGATGCCATCGAAACGATAGGCTCGGTCATCGATGTAGAGGATCGCGGGAAATTTCACATCACTAAACCAGAGTCGCGAAATCCTTGTCTCATCCATCCCGTGCTTGGTAAACCAACCTTGCAATGCTCGTCTGCCGCCTTCGCGACTCGCGCGCGTTGTCCAGATACATACTTGGTAACCGGCGTTCACCAGGTCGCGAACGAAGTCGATGGCGCCAGCTATCGGAAAACCGAAGTGCTCTTCGCCTTTCCATCCGTCGTACTCCGCTAACACTCCATCGAAGTCTATGCAGATGGTGTTTTTAGGCTCCGGCGGGATCTTTTCGCTCATACGGCAGCTTCAGTCGTTTTCACGAATACGATCCGAAATTGCTCCTAGCGCTACCTCGATATCTTCCAGAGCAGTGGCGATTCGGGTTAGCTGGATAAGGGTCATCGCTCGAATTTCCCAGTCAGTGCGTTGCTTAAGATCTTCCAAAGTGATCATCGTTTTTCAGTCAGTTTCCAGCATTCCGCCGGCGGCTGCCGTCTCGGGCCGGTAAAGTCGTCTTCGAGCCAGATGCTGAGCACGAGCAAAGTGCCGAAGGAGACACATCCTTTGAGCTTGGGTTCCAATCCGGTTGATCGGCTGCCGCGGATCAGCTTCTCCCTGCGGTCCACATTGGCGTTGCAAGGTTTGCAACTTCCGACGCTCCAGGGTTGGTTCATCGGGCACTTGAGACAGACCTGCGCTCGTTCGCTTGCTCGAGCTTGGTCCACCCATTTTAGCGGCCTTTCAGTTAAGACGGTAAGCCAGTCCTCAATTCGGTTAATCGGTCGAGGGTAATGTTTAACTGGCGGAGGCGTCTTGCCAGCGTTTGCAAGTTCAGCTGCGGAGCCGGTGCAGTTGTGTCTCCAGTGTCCGCAGATATAGAAAGCGATGTCTTGCTCTGCTTGTTCACGAGTTGCTGTGCCGCTAGGAACCATCTCGAGGTTATTGAGCCGGAACTGAAATACATTCTCGACCAATTGCTCATAACTCATCGCTCCGATGACTTGCGCCCGCGGCCGCGCCGGCTGAGACACCAACTTCTGCCGGAAATGCCAACCACCTGGGGGGGTCATTCCTGAGATAACTCTCATCATCGATTAGCTCGACGTGCAGTCTGGGCTAAAACGGCTTGTCTCTTAGTCTTTGTGCTTTCGGAATGGGTCGCTTTTTCGAGCTTGGAAGCGGCAATTGGTTTGCCAGGTTTGGCGCCGGTTTTGCGACGGAGCTGCCCGTGCGCATTCTTAAAAGCCTCCGCCATCCATTTCTTTTTCTCAGCCATACTATCTCCCGTGCTTCGTGCGCCCGTTTGCCGCTGCCCGGTTTTTCGCGAAGTCCCGATCCACGGGTTCCTTATAATAGATGGAACTCGGATAATATTTCAGGGGAGGCGAATCGCCTTGAGGTTCCTGGCGCGCCGGCCGGCTCACCGTGGCTTTCTTGGTCACATTGATGTTTCGGCTGACCATGCGCGGAATCTGACTTGCTCCACCACCGCCCCAATCTCCACTAGCCATAGGGTTTATACCTTTCTCTTTTTTCCAGACAGTAGCGTGTAAACATGACTTCTGGATATTCCGAAATGTGTGGCGATGTCTTTTGGTTTCATCCCCTCCATGCCAAGATGAAGGAGATCTCGGACTTGGGCATCAGTTAGACACGCATTTGGATGCCGCTCTCCAGCTGGACAGCCGTTTGCAGCATATCTTCCGGCTTTTACCGCTCTGTCGACATTTTCTTTCGCAGTGACGTATTCGAGGTTAGAGAAATGATTGTTTGTCTTATCGGTATCGCCATGATCCACCACCATTTCTTCTGGTGGTGGTCCTAGGAAGGCTAGCGCCACCAATCGGTGGACGGCATAAGTCTTACCTTGGATGCTGACCGTTTTGTAACCTTTGTTATTCACGTATTGGCCCAATAATCTGCCTTTGAACGGTCGCCCTAGCAGCGTGATTCTGGGCATCGAATAGATACGACCAAAGCTGGAGACTTGATAATTCTCAAGCCCTGGTATTGCTCTCCAAACCTCTTCTTCTTCGCTCACTTACGAAATGCTCTGTATCCACCAGGGTTCTTGATCCCGTTATCGCGAACGCGGAAGTTCGGAACTCCGCCTTCGCCCGTATTGCGACCTCCGCTGCCGGAGTCAGAGAACGGCACAAGTTTCGTAACCGATTGAGAGGCTTTATCGCAATAGATCTTCTTAGTGAAACCTTTGCGTTGTCCACTCTCTTCCCTACTGGTTGAGCCGCCGATTGATTCGCTCCCGGTGCCGCCCTTCTTGAAAGGAGTCAGCGTTCCGGTGCCGATTTTTGCTCGTCCCATGAGCTTTGAGGCTAGCGCTCAAGCGAGTTCTTTGCTAGTTCAGAATTTGGACAGAAGCCCTTCATGAGAGATGCCGCTGGCAGACGATCACTGCACATGATCCTGCCAGCGGCTTCGTTAATCCGGTAAGCAGCAATGGAACGAGGCAAACCGGCCTTTGGTGCTCTCTCGGAACCAAAACTTCATAAAATCGGAGGGATGCCTGCGCCACGTTAGCGCAGGCTCCGAGCGGCAATGCTTATGCCAGACCGTCGTCTGACTACCGGCTCTGTGCGGTCCCTCGCCGCGACATCTTTTTCATACCAAGCCATGCCATAGCTGAGCTTGCCTCTGCCGACCTTATCCCGCCCAGCCTTCATACTAAATTTAACTGTCGATCCCGGTTGCCCCACCGACGATCCAAAAAGGCTTTCGCCTCCTTGAAAGTGGCTTTCTCTGCCTCGGGATAATTATATTTCACAAGCCAGCGCAGTTGTTTGAAAGTCGCGAGGTCTTGCCGCTGGCGCCCAATCAATTTGCCCAGAATTTTGGACGCGTGCCCTTTATTCTGAACCGCATCCACGTTCACGCCGTAGGTCTGAAGGAGTGTCGCCTGTTTATCCGACACGTCCTCAAAGTGCCAGTGCATGGTCCCTTCGAAATCTGCTAATTCTGGATCGCTTAAAACGCTGGCGAATTCGAGCGGATCAAATACCTGGCGTTGACGTTTTGCCATCGCGGCCGCGCGTTCCGCGAGTGCCGCAGCCCGTTGCCGAACCAGTTCGAGATTGATCCGATCGTTTTTACGTTGAGCCGAGAGTAAATCCGGTTCCCCAGCGAGCAATTCCGTAATTGCCTCTGATTCAGCCTCACTCTTCGCGATGAGGCTAGCCGGCTTAATCAACGAGTGTTCACTGGAAAGCCACAAAGGATCCAGAATTAGCAAGTTCTCTTTTCCGTCGCAGATGCGTGTGCCGCGACCGACACACTGCGCATAGAGGCTCCGGCTTTGCGTCGGACGAAAGACGCAAATAGCGTCCACCGAGGGTTCGTCATAACCTTCGGCAAGCAACATGGCGCAGCTTAAGACTCGGGTGTCGCCATCGTGAAAGCGTTGGAGTACGGCTTTGCGTTCGTCGTCCTTGAACGAACCGTCGATATGCTCGGCCGCCACTCCTAAGTCACGAGCGATTTCGGCGAACTCCTGGCTCAGTTTCACGAGCGGAAGGAAAACGAGCGTTTTGCGCTCCGGCCGGGCGGCGATTTCAGCCGCCAAAGCGCCCAGATATGGCTCTAATACGTGCTCAAGTTCGCTAGCGTCTAAATCACCTTGGTTGTCTAAGCCGACCTCGGATACGTCAATCTGGAGAGGGATTTGTTCGACACGAATTGGGCTAAGCCAATGGTCGTCGATCAATCCAATCAACCCAATCTCAAACGCGATATGTTCAAAGACCTCTCCCAGCGATCGCTGATCGCTCCGGTCCGGTGTTGCGGTGATTCCCAGGGTCTTGCAATCGACAAAGTGATTGAGAATCTGCTGATAGGATTTCGAGGTCGAACGATGGCATTCGTCGATAACGCAGGTGCGGAAGTGGTTGCGGTCCCAGCGTTGGAGCCGGTTCAGATGCAAAGACTGAACCGACGCGACAACAACGTCGTCTTGAGTCGACGCTCGAATTTCGGCCTGCTCAAGTCCGATCTGGAATCTCCAGTTCGTCTCGCTATTAACCCGATAAATTTTGTCCCTTGCTTGAGAGAGCAACTCTTTGCGATGAGCGATGAAAAGGCATGGACCTAAAGACAATCGTTGACGGAAAAGGTGCGAGGCAATGACTGTTTTCCCTGCGCCGGTAGCGGCAACGCCGAGAATCCTATCCCAGTTTTCCCAAGCTGCTAAGGACTCTCTAACAGCGAGTTGCTGGTAAGGTCTTAAGTCCATGGGCTTTAAGTGAGGTTATCGCAAGCGAGCAAGCCTTGCAAGCTTGCTACTAGCCAATGCCTTGCGATTCAAGTTAAATATTCGTAATGTATTCCGAGCAGGAACGAGACCACTCTTCGCAGAAAATTGTTGAAATTTCTATCAGGGGATGCCCTTATTGCGTTGCGCGATGGAACTCAAGCACCACAAGTCGGTGCCTGACCCTCTGTTTGACGTCTTCTGGAAAAAGTTCGATCCCAAGCACTGCTACGGAGAAGCTACTGAGCGCATGATGCGAGGAGTTTGGCAGATCACAAGGCGAGTCCGACAGAGAAAGTGTGGTGTCCCTAAAGGACTTTCAAAAAGCGGTGCCGGTTTTTAATGTGCTTGTGCAGAAAGTTGCCTTTGCTATCGGCCTTCATAAAACGGTCGAACAGGCTTTGCGTTACGTGCTGGTACACGTAATGCCCTCCGGAATGGAATACCACGTGTAGCGCGCCTGTAGGCTTATGATAGCCTACCGCGGCAACGTTCGAGCTGCCCTTGACCGGCTTAATTGCCACATCAGGAGGAGCTTTGCTGGGATCCGTTTCCGTGGGGTTGGTTGCCATTATGACCTCCGTCTAATTCTTGGGTTATCTTTTCGATGGAGGGGAGAACTTCGCGTAACCAGACAACAATATTCCTCTCGGAATGAGGTTTGTCACTTTCTGATCCGCCGAGCAGCCCGGCCGTGGCGCCGAGAATTTTCATTCTCTTTTCCATGGCACCGATACAGAATGCGCTCGCTTTAAGCGGGATATCGAAATCGTCTTCGCGAAAAACTTCGCCGGCCCGGATCCGTTCGACGGTGATGGCGCCCTCCATCGCAAGCGGCAACCAATAAGCGATTAAGCGGTCGATCCGTTCGTTATCCAACAAGCGATAGGTTTCGATACTGAGAGCCAGGCGAGTCCGATAAGTCGAGAGAGCCTCATCAAGGAAATCAGTATCGATCTTAAGCTTCTGAGCTATTTGATCCCGGTTTTTGCCTTTTAACGCCAAGTCCCATATCTGCCGACCGGTCTTCAGCGGCCGGGAGTCTTCGACGATCTCGAGAGGTACGTCCTCGCTTTCTCTCTTTAGTTGATTGTACTCTTCGAGCGTCAGTTCTCTCAGAGGTTCGTCGAAGGGATCCATAAGTCATCTACTCCCGCCTTGTGGTGATCATTCCGTCATGCGTGCCCAAAAATCGAACGCATCCCGTTCCATCGCGGAATGAAAAGCCGTTGATCTGTTTGGCTTTTGGCGCTTTGCGTGCCGCCTTTTGTTTAGCCCAGGAACGCTGCCCATAAAGCTTCCTTTTGTCCGGATTGGCCTTTTGCCACCGTTTACCATAGCGATGTTTCCATTCTAGCGTGTAGCCTTTCGGAGGTTTGTGTAAGACGAATCCGCCTGGATTAACTGGTTGATCGTCGTCATAGTCTCTCATCCAATCCTTAGCGCTATTTCTAATGACGTAGCGCTCCATTATCGGATGACCGGTTTCGTCTAAGACCTCTACGTAGGCGACACCGGAATAGACAAACGCTCTGCGAGTCTGAAACATGCGCCGGCAACAGACGGCATATGCGCAGTTTTCCGGATCGCGGCGAGTCGATTTTTCGATGTCGGCTTTCGAAGGTTGAACCAATATATCTGCTCGTGCTTCGCGCACGGGGATTCCCTGGAAGTGGCGGCCCTTTCTCTGAACAGCGGATTTCATCATCATGAATAATATGCAAGAGAATAATTGCAGGCAAATCCGAGGTGTGCAACCCTGTACTGTGACCCGAGGTGATTACCAATCTGGGATCGATTACAGCTTTGGCCGGCGTTCCGGTCGGATAACCGATCCGATCGCACTGAATATTTTTTACCGTAGAATCTATGACCAACCAATACGAATACCCTATCGAAAGTGGGATAGAAACAATCGAGACCCGTGGGCGCCACGCCTCAGAGGAGCACAACAAATTGCTCACTATGCGGCTCGAGGAATCCTTTTTCTCGCCCAAAAGGCGCGAAGCGCTTTACGAGCTTGCGCGCAGTATCGGCGTTAAAGTCCGAATTTTAGAAGCGGAGGGACCGCACGGAGAACAGGGTTACCGAGTCTGGAAAAAGGGCCATCGGGACGTAGAGAAAGCAAATGAACGCCGAGCCGCCAAAGCGGCACGGGCTGCCGAACGCCGCGAAATAGGAAGCCGAAAACACCTGAAGCGAGGACATGGAAAAGCAAAGACAACCAAAACTGCGAACGTTTAATAGGACTAAGGCGGCTCAGAAGATGAAGAAAGCTGAGCCGGCCAAGTCGATTAAGGCTCAGAAAACGGCGCCGGTTCGATGATCTACGAACTGTTGCGTCATCTCCACCGTGCGCGACGATATCGCGAAATCAGCAACCTCATCGCTGGCAGCGTCACCGCAACCAGTCTTGAGCGAGTCGAGAAAACGCTTCAAGACGCATATCTAAAGTCAGTTGCGCAAGGAGCTAATCCCGAGGATCTCAAATCCTTCAACCAACAGTTGATCGATCAGGTCAACGAACTGCTTGCCAAAGAGAACGGAGTACGTGTTCGACAATGGACAGAGGCGATTTTGGAGGCGGAGGAAAGAACTGGGCGCAGCGGATAAGACCCTGGATGCTAATTGCTTCCGGTGCCCTTTGTATAGCTAACCTGGGGTTGGTTCTGGGTGATCTTTATTGGCAAACCTATTGGTATCTCTACCGAGACGTTTTGATGTGCGCGAGCAATGCGGTGATTTGGGCGACGTGGAAAGTTCGCATCCGATGAAATGGCGTCTAGACGTGATCAATATCGATGAAACGGACTCGCCTCAAACCCGTCAGTAAGAAGCGAGCTGCACAACTGCGCGAATATTCGAAGCTGCGGAAAGCATTTCTGAACGAGCATCCAATTTGCGAAGCTTGCGCCAAGAAACGCTCTGCGGAGATCCATCACAAGAAAGGCCGCTTCGGCCGCTGGTTACTGGATACCGATTACTGGGCGGCTCTTTGCTGGAACTGCCACAGAAAAGCTCACCACGTAGCAACGGGTTTCTGATATGATGCAGATGCAATGGAACGCGTTGCTGGTAAATGAGTGAAAACGGTAACGACAAAACCGGCATCGGGAAAATCATCAGCGGCGGCAAGTTAGATTGGCCGACACTGGTGCTTATCTTGGTCACCGGCGGTGGCAACCTTGTGTTGAGCGAGCGCAACAAAGGTAGTCTGAGCTACGAGCAACAGGAAGCGTTGACCAAAATTCGGGAGCTGCATAAAACCATGGATGATTTTGAAGACAGCATGAGAGCCAACCTCAATAATCAGGCGCAGATCTTAAACGGGCAGACTCAGATTCTGGATGACCACAAAGAATTGCTTCAGACGATTCAACAGAATCAGGAGAAGTTTAAGAAACAGTCATTCGGAAGTAATATCACTCCATGAGTGACCGGGATTGCGTCGAACATGGCTACGAGGAAGTGATCGTGAAACTCTACCACAATCTCTATGATCGCTTAATTACTAACCCCCCAGGCGACGAAGAGGAAGCGAGTGCGAGTTTCGCCCGAGGGGTTAAAGCTGCGCGTCATGCTCGAGAGCTTGCGTTCAAGAGCATGACGGAGAAATGACTTAGTGCGGCTCTACGTGAGGCGCATCAGGATTTGGCGGCGTCGGTGCCGGCTGCGGTTTATCGCTCTGCGGGGGAAAATAACCCCACCCATGTTCGGGTGAATACCCCCAGCCTCCCTCTGGTGGCGGTGGCTTAACTCCGCCATCGGCTGGCGGTGGCGGGACGATGACTATCGGGTGAGCCGGAAATCCAGGGATTGTTCCCGGCGGCAGCACAATGGGATGTTCCGGTTTGAGATCGCTATCCGGCGGAAGCGGGATATAGATCGGCGGAGTCGGCACCGGCAACGGTGCACCGCCCCAGATACCGAGCGGAGGTTTAGCCGGTGGAGTTGGCCAAATTTCCGGAGGATAATAAATGGGTGGGGTAACTACCCCACTGGGTGGCCAAATGCCTGGAGGCTGTCCCGGTTGTGTTGGCGGGATATGAATTGGTGGAGTCGGACGCGGATCGGTCGGCCCCCAAATGCCTGGAGGCTGTCCTGGCGTTGGCGGAATAATTGGACCTCCCCCAATTTCTGGGAGGTAAGCTTTGCCTACAATACAGACGTCAAGTATTGGCATAACAACGACAGGGCTAACGCTAGCAAGCTAGGCATGCAAGCAGTTAGTTTAGTTTAGTTCTGGGTCTTGCTCGGCCGCTAGTCCCTCTGAGATTATTTTGGCCGAGTTAGCAACAATTTCGTCACGCTGCCTTTGCACGACATCGTTGAAGTATTCGACAGCCTCCGGATCGCCGCAGCCTTCCACCGTGACGGCTACTGCGATTCCTAGCGCGCCCAAAGCCTCGTAAACATTCTCGCGCTTGAATTGGCCGGCGCTAAGGTAATGATCCCGCAGGATCTCCAGAATTTGTTTCGTCAGTTGTTCGGCCTTTTCTTTCATAGACTGTGTCCTCCAAAAGTTTGATACGTTCGCCTTGGAGTGCGCAAATGTCGCGCAGCGCATGGAGTGCTTCGGTCTGTGCTTTGGTCAGTTCTCTGAGATCGTTAATTAAGGCTTCTACATCCATTTGAGTTCTTTCGCAGTTAAGTACAACAGGTTGAAAAGCGGATCAGGAATCTTGTACCGGTCCTTGTTGATTCGGAGCGACCGCTCAAGTGAACCGCCATCCAGATGGCGCATGCCGGCCGCTTTCCAATCCGCCAGCATTTCGAGCAAGTCGAGCATGCTCATGCCTCCAATCCCGTTGATGTAGTATTCGGGATGGTGGCTATTGGCCTCGTAATGATGCTTTAGAATGCCGCGCATTTCCGCGAGAGCGGATTTATACTCCTCGCTCCCGTACGTCGTGCCTTTGAGCTTTGGAGTCATCGTATCAAAGGCGGACTTCTCAGGTTCTTCGAGTTTGCTGGCATCGTGGACTCGGGCGCGCGTTTGGATATTGCGGACAATCTCATCGAGAAAGGTTCGCACCTGTTTGATGTGCTCCATCGTGTCCAAGGAAGAGTCGTAAGCTTCAGACATAATATTGTTCAAGGAAAAAATTGCAGAACAAATCTCACTCCAGTACCGTAAAGCCTCATGAGTAGCAACAACATAAGTTTGGTGCTCGTCAAAGGGCAGCCACTCCAAACTGACGACCTTGAGGTTCTCAGGCCGGACCAAGCGATAGTGGCAATGAATTCTGTCATCGCCCGCGCGAAGGTCATAACTAAAGTCAAAGACGCTAAGACGCACAATCAAGCGGGGTTGATAGGCGGAGAGCTCAAAGGGTTAATGAAAGGACTCAGGGCAAATTACGACGCGGCAAAGGCGCCTCTACTCGCGATTCAGCGAGCACTGGACAACCTCTTTAACGAACTCTACAAACCGCTCGAGGAACAGTATCAGCGCATGGATCAGGTGGTCAGCGCTTTCACGGATGGTCTTCGGCGGGAAAAGGAGATGGAAGAGGCGAAAGCCAAAGCCGAAGCGGACCGCAAAGAGGCCGAAGCCAAGGCGCGAATCGCGGAGCTGGAACGTCAGCGGGAACAGGAGCGCTTACGCGCGAAGATGACTGACGACCTCGTAGAAAAAAGCAATCACACTAAGGCGGAGAACAAACTCGCCGGCCAAATCGAGAGCGCGCAAATATCCCTTCAATTGGAGAAGGAAAACGTTCCACTGAGCAAGCCGGACCTGCCGCTTCCGAAGGCACCGGGAAGCTCCGGATTCACTCGCTACGAAGTCGAAATGGTCGACGAGGCATTAGTATTCGCGCAGCATCGCGACCTCCTTAAAATCGAACTCCGGCAGGGGTTGGCTCAAGCACTCGCCAAAAGCCTCGACGATCAAGGCAAACCGCTTTCGGTGCCGGGCCTCGTGATTCGAAAGCATAGTCGGACCTCTTTCAAGGGAGCTGCGGCAATCCGGATTCACGGAGAGGAGAGCGAATGAATTCCAACCCTATCTGGCAAGAGCTAATAGACTACGAAGCGGAGCGGCCGGAGTTCTCAGTCTACGTGTTTTATCGGGACGGGAGTTCACACACAGAAGACGAGTGGCGTTTTCTGATGCCAGGACCGGCAATGGAATTGTTCGCAAGCCTGATCAAACGTCCGGTCACGGCAATTGGCTGGGTCGAGAGGATAATCATTACGGACGGAGGTGACTTTACTTGCGCCGAGTGGGTGAAGGGTAAAGGAATAACCTTCCCGCCTGAAGCAGTGGGTAAGGTGCCAAAATGACCAGAGAAGAACACATCCAAAGACATGAAGAACTGCACCGAGCTTTCGATGAGCTTTTGGCGGATTGGATCACGCACAACCCAGAGGTTCGCCCATCCGTATCGACTGTATTTGAACTGATGCAGTGGTCGTATTTGCAGACCAAAGAGCCTTCCCTAATCGATGGAGAGCACAAATAAGCTGCTTTGGACTTGGTACATCGATCCATGGAAGAGGGAGGCATGCCCACTCCAGATCGACGAAGAGTTGTCGGCGTGGCGCCAAGCTATTCAAAGTGATGAGCTAGGCATCGGTGTAATAGAGGCGAACGACAACGGCCGAGAGATCATTATTGACGTTTGGTGCGACGACAACGGTAGGTATCGGAACCCTGACCTTCCGACGTTTAATGTCGGTCCCCATTGGGTTTTCGGCTATGCCCTGCTCTTTGAGCGTGCCGGTGAAAACACAGTGTCGGTTGGATTCGACGCTGAATTTTTAATCAATGATCTCCGACTACAGTTTGAATCATGGGAAGAACGGCTAAACCCAGACGACTACGTAAAACAAATGCTGCGCGTGATCGAGCTCGAACCTTGGTTCCGCGGCCGATGGAAGAGAGAACAACAATGCTAGCTGCTGGTAAATACGACGAAGAGACTAAGAAGCTCGCAGAGGAGCTAAAAGCAAAAGGAGTGATTCTCCTAGTACTGGACGGGATCAAAGGAACAGGCATGTCTTGCGAAACTGATCCGATGACTCTCTTGGCACTGCCGGCAAAGTTGAGGCTATTAGCCGATAAGCTTGAAGGTCCGGTGGTTCACGACGCACTCGAAGCGATGGGCAATGAAGCTAAAAATCTTAGTTAACAGCAAAGCGCAGGCGCCATTCTGGGTAAGGCTATTCAGACTGGAACAGGAGATGGAAGAGGTGCGCAAGGAGGTCGCAGTGCCCGGCCGAAGGGTTCTCGCTTCGGCGCCGGTGATCAATGAATACCGGGTCGATGAAAATCTCCAATTTGCTTACTGTCTGCTTTTTCAGGTCGACGCAGTGGGTGTCGTCGATTGCCTAGGGATCGTATTCATTTTTGATGAACCGAACCGGGCCGAGATTATCAAGGCTCGCGACGACCTAGCCGACGAGGTGATGGAGGAAATGACCAAGCGGCACCAAGAGAAGGTCGCCCGCGGAGAAGGAGAATTCGTTGACCAGATTCGCGTGATTGAGCCGGGCAGCGAAGAAACCGGGCAAATGCTGGACGAAATCCTCAAACAGCAACGAGAGAAGAGATGAGCGCTGAGACTGAAGAACCCAGACCGCTGACCGACACCGAGTACACCTCCCGCCTAGCTTTCATAGTCGGCTTTCTTTATTCCGCTCTGCTCGATGTGCGTCACAGCGGTCAGCTAACCGCGACCCAAATTGCAAAGATAGACGCAAGCCTGGACCAGATTCGTCCAACCCTGGTCCGCGTTTACGACGAAAGCTTCCGGCGGCCATCAGCATGAAGAAAGTCTACATCTACGACAAAGAGAGCGGCAAAATGATTGAACGTCGGCCGGCGAACGAGCTGCCGAGTTTCCACATCAAGTCGGAGGAAGGGGTTTCACTTGGCGAAGGCTACCTCATGGATGTGATGAACGCCGAGATCGTTAATGCTGTCGGCGTTCGGCTTCCGAAGCGGGAGTTGCCGCATACGCACGGTGAACTCACCCAAGAACAACGGCGCGAGAACCTTACTCGAGTGCTCGAGCTAGCCGACAAGCACGCTGAGACGATGGACCGGCGCGATTGCATCCGGGTGCAGGAGAAGATCGAATACATCCGCCAAAAGCATTTCGAGGGATGACCAAAGCGAATGACCTGCCGGATGACTAATGTTCCACAAATGTTCCACGTAGAACATTTTGTTCTACGGGAAGGGTTCCGACTGCGCAGGCTCGGCTGCTGGCTCGGGTTTCGGATGCAGTTTCTCTTGAGCGTGCTTCAAAAACAAAATAGCTCGGAGAGCCGTTGCCCTAGGGAAGTTTTGGACAAATTTCGGCAATTCTGTCCAACTCGTAATCCCTTCTTCGCCTTCAATCGGGTAGTAGGAGGGATTGTCCCTGACGTCGCATAGAAAATTGATTAGGTGCTGGTGAGGGTCAACGAAGCTTTGTTTAGAAGAGCCCTTCGAAGGGCTCTTAGGTTTTTTAAGCGAAAACGTCTTTTTACTTAACGTTTTTTCTTCTAAGCCGGATTTGAGCCGTTGTTGATATTCCTCTGGCGTAAGAGGCGAAAGGATTGCATTCCAATTTCGATCCGTCTTTTCCGGCAGAACCTTGTTTAGAGGAGTCCCGCTTCTCTTGCCTGCGCGGCCCGCCTCCGACATTTCGCCCTCTTCTCGGCGCAGATTGATGATCCGCGAAACCTCGAACCTGGCATCACATTCCCAAGCGCTCGCCTCGATTGCGATTTCTTTACTCTCTCCGATGTCGCCGGCTAACTTCGCCAGTCTCTCGATTTCCTTCGCCTTCTTAATTTCTTTCGCCAACTGATCGAGGTCTTTGGAATGATTGAGTAACTCCTGCCTTTGCGTCCGCAGAAAGCTTAGAACCATGTCGGCGCCAACAAGTTCGCCATTATTGTTGACGGGTGCCAACGCTTCGCTAGTCTCTTCGGCGATCTGCAAATCGATCTTTGCCTTAGGAGGAGCCGGTGCGGCGGGTGTCGCACCGGCCTTTTCTTTTCGGTAGTGATCAAGGTGCGCGATCGCGTACTGCGAGTAACCGTAGTCGGCAATAAACTGCATTTCCTGTTGCGTGCGCTGACCTGGCTGCGCTTTCACTTGCTTATATTTTCCGGCGAGCTTGGAGACAAAGGGTTTAATCTTTTTGTCAATCTCGTCCTCGGTTAGCTTGCCTAGAGGGATGCCTTTAAGGGCCGGGAGAGTTTGAATAAGGTGCTCGCGCCAGGATACGTAATCGGCTGCGTGCCATCTTGCATAAGCTTGCGCCCATTCTTGAAAATCTGCCTCGTTCAGCATGATGAGCGAAGCTATGAAATCAGAGCAAAAAAGCAAAGAGGGCATTCCCGTGATCAAGGGGAATGCCCAAGGTTTGGCCTTACCTTGCCATGAATCGTACGGATAGTAGCGACATCACCGGCTTATGTTGCACTCGTCACTGCGCTCTGGCACTGGATCTCTAGAGGATCTCTCGCACTGGCGACTTATTCGGGACACTGGCGGACTGCGGTTGGTTCTTCCTCGCTAGCTTTTACCGTGCAAGGCAACGCTAGCAGGATAAGCTATTGATGCAAGATAAAAATCTTGAATCAATTTTGCTTCGGTGTTACGGACCAAGAGCCATGAATGACGATTTAGTCAAATTCGAACTTAATTACAAGAATGGCGCGACTGCAAACAAGCCGCCCATATTCAAAGATGTCTATCTCAGTCGGGATACTCAAGCTGAGTGCGAGTTAGCCTTAGAAACCGGTCGAAGGGAGGACCAAATCATCCGTAACGAGGGTCAGAAACAACGTTGCATTGAGGCGCATTCAGCCGTCGACCACACTATCGCTAGGTTAAAGAATCTAGAGAAGGAACAACGGGAACCCTGGCAGAGGGTTTTAAGTCAGATCAACGGAGCGGTTATGCCGATGAGTCGGCAGTTAGAAATGTTGTCGTCGACTCTGAGAGGTCGAGTAACTGCTTGGATAGATAAAGTGGAGACTGGCAAACGAGCTGAAAGGGAACGCTTAGAAGCTCGAGCCAGGGAAAAAGAACACGAGGCGAAATACGCTACTGGTTCCGCGCAGAAGCGGGCCGCAGCTCAAGCCGCCAAAGAACTGTCAAAGGCGGCTAAAGAGGTCGATGCCAGATCCGAAACTGACAAGGGTTTAGGAGTCGAGGTTTACTACGAGGTTGAGATCGAGAACCGGGTGCTCGCAGCTAAGCTTCCTGCGGAAGCTGTTGAAATGATAGCCAATGACGTTTGGTTTACTCGCGAAATTAAACGCCGTGAAAAAGCCGGTGAGCAATTTCGTGATGGGTGGTTCCCTGGACTCAAGATTACCCGTAAGACGCGTCCGCGATTCTATAAATGAAAACTGACGATCCAAAAAACGGTCCGATTTCTCAGAAGGAGATCGACGAAATTATAAGGCGGGTCGCTAAGAATCAAGCCGACCTACGAGAGACGCGAAAACAAAAGCTGGAGTGGGACGCCTTAATGGCAAAATACAGAGATAAGGATGGAATGCTCCCCCAGGAATTTCGAGCCATGGATGCCGAACTCCAGGCAATTGCGGCGCTAGCTTTTCCCTTAATTGATAATTCCCTTAACTGATGAATGCGCTAGCAGATAAAGAGGCCAAAGAAGAGGGTCCGATTATGCCTGAAGAGATAAGGGCAGTCATAGCTGGAATTCAGCAGGACTCAATGGCTCTCGGCGATATCTTTTGGAGAGCTCTTGCTCGTGGAGACTGGTTTATCAAGGCACGTGAGCGAATAGAGAAGTATGAACGGGGTAATGGTTGGGAAAAGTGGCTACGTGACAACTTTGAAGGGAAAATTGGAATGACCACAATAAGGGTATGTATGAGGCTAGCAGTTAATCGATCATTCCTGATTGCTAGGCTTGAAAGTCAACAGAGGCCGTTGGAATTGGATCAAATTCCAACGATCGCCGGAGCGTTGAGATGGATCTCGGAGAGGGAAGAATCCGAAGGCAAGTCGCGAAAGCGCAAACGTGCGGAAGTGATTGACGTTGAGAGCAGCCTAGGAACAAGCAACGGAGCACCTTCAGGATCCTATTTCGGATCGGATCGTGGGGTTAAGGTGCCTCCTCCGCCGGAAGTAGAGGCTGAACTGAAAGAAAAAGGCGAAGAGGTCGAAGATCCTGATCAGGAGCCTTTATCGGTCTTACGCGATCGCCTGCAAAGCTACGCTTGGCAGAGATATCAGATGGACTCGTTGGAAGCCGAAATTATAGAACGGATTCGAATAGCTGAACTGACAGTGGAGCAGGTTACGCAGTGCGTTAATTTCGCTTGCCTTCAGCATGAGGAAGTAAGGGAGGCGATGTTGCGAACTTTTATGCATCCAGCTTCGGATCCCAACGCAGAATCTGCGACTTCTCGATAATGCCGGTTCTTGCGAACGGCCGGCGAGTAACTCGGCTCCGGAGTGCCATGCGCGCGCGTTCTGGGCCGCGCATTCGGCAGACGTGGAGCAGCATAACCAATGCGTCGCACCGGTCCGGACTCCAGCCGTATAGCCGTTTGAATTCTTTTTTCGGCTGGAGCCGGACTCGGCCTAAACCGGTCGGACCTTTGCCGGTTTGTTCGTATTTTCGCGAAGTCATTTCTTTGAAAAGCTTGCCGGAATCCAGGCTCGGAGCGATTCGCATGTAGCTGAATTCGATCCACCTACGCATCGCCATGTACATTTCGCAGCTGATGCCTTCGAACTCCTCGATTGCGACGGTCGTATCGTCCTCGAGAATTTTGCGCTCGGTCGCATCTTGCCCCCAGTTTATGCCCATAGTCTCGGGATCCCAGGAAGCAATCAGAGCGTCGTGTAGTCCGACTCCGACTCCGGTTCGGTCGCAACAGAACCATTCTGGCTGAATCGCTAGCTTTTTACAGAGGTCCATCACCTCTTGAGCGAGAGCGATGGTGCGCAGCTTGGGGAAAGTGAAAAACTGATCGACTTGCAAGCAGTACCGATTGCCACCTTCGAAGAAATGCACTTTGCCGGTGAGCGGGTCGCGCCAACCCGTCGCCTGACCGTAGCGGCCGGCGCAGAAAATACATTCGTCATCGCCCTCAAAGGCGACATCGATCGCACCGCATGGAACGACTTGTCCGACGAAAAGCAGAGTGCCGACGAGCTCGTCCAAAAACGCGATCGGAATGACGGTGTTAGCCGCGCCCTCAAGCGGGTACATGCCCCTCGCCATCGTCCAATATTCAGGCGTATTACCGCCCGCTTTCAGACGCAGGTTTTCGTAACCTGGGAACGTCATGAATCCCGGGTAGATCAGCTTGCGTTCCCTCACATTTTCTAGGTCGCAACCATCGATTCGCAAGACTTTCCAGTTCTCGGTTGAGTACCATTCCTTATCGACGTCGACCTTTACTCGCGTCCAGCCTTGCTGCGGCTGCGCATACATCGCGAGCGGCGAAAGCACGTCACGCGGATTGCAAGCCGAACAGATTTTAATGAGGTCAGTTCCATGCAAACTGAGCAGCATATTATCGATGCCCTTCCAAAGTCCGACCGGGCACTCCTCGCCTTCATCGATGAAAGCTCTTACTCGTCCAACCTGTCCAAAAATCGGATCCGGATGGGTTCGCGGAATTGGGTGAAATCCTTGGAGAGCTCCGCGGCCTGAGGCGCCTGGTGGAATCGAGACGCGGGATATGCCTGCGTGTCTATTCTGGCTATTGAGCCCAATGAAACCATCAAGGCGAATTCCCGGTAAGCGGATTCGCGAGCTTTCGTGAAGCTTGTGCAGTGTGCTGAATACATTTGATTTTGCGTGCCCGGCCGTGCTTGAAATTACCTTCGTGTTGGTGAACTGCGGATCCCGCAACCAATCCAACAAGAACCAAGCTGCGGAGCTGTAAGTTTTGCCGGCCGAACCGCAACCGAGGAGAATCGTTTTCGGTTCGTTGAAAATCGTTCTCCAGATCTGCGCGACGCATTCGGGTCGTTCGTCGAAAAGCTCGAGAGTCCAAATGAGCTTAGCGACCGCGCGCAAGCGGTTGGCTCGCAGCATCCGACTCACAACCGCCCAAAGAAAAGCGTCGGCTTGTACTAGTTGCTCGCACCGAGGCTCGATCATCCGGACAGCCTGGAGCCGGTCTTCGTCGGAGCCGTCACCGAGCGTTTCGCGAAGCTGATCGAGCAAATAGGGACTGCTCGAGGCTGTGGCGCCTCGTTCCATTGACTTGTGCTTAGCCTAAGAGGCTACCAACCACCAGACGAGAATTCGCCGGGCCATCCATCTTGGTTTTGGGCTTGTGAAACAGGAGGCAGCGGTGCTGTCCCTGTAACGGTCGGGTGCGATGGCGGACTCGAGCTGTTTTCCAGTGCGGTTAGTGCGCCGGAATTGACTCCGATGAAGGGAGCGCTAGCCGGCGTTGAGGTGGCTTCGGTCGCAGTCAGCGATCCTGAGTCGGTAGGAGTCTGGGCCGCATAAGCCACCGCAATCATTCCCCAGGTTGCTGAAGCTGCCAGAGTGGCCGATGGGGTTTGCGAACCAGTTGCGGTCAAGATCTGGTATTCATCGGGGTTGCCTGCCGTCCATTGCGCGCCAAGTGTCGTATAACCGCTGCCCACAGTTGTGGTCTGTGGACCTGAGTTCATCGAAGTGGCGATTATGACATCGTTAGGCTTAGTGGTCGTAAAAGGACCGCAGCTCACTGCGGTGCCGGTGCCGGTGAGGCTGCCGGTGACGTCGACGCCCCAAAAGACCATGCCTGCGGTAGCAGCTAACTCGGTAATGGTGATTTTGACGTTAGCCGTCGCTGCGCTCAAGTTGACTGTGACGGTGCACGCGCCACCGCGGCAATTGAAGAACCGGTAGATGTAAAGATTCCAGCCACCGCCGGTTCCTGACTTATCTAGCGTGTAGGTTTGACCGTGAGAATCACTGACTCCGGTAACGGTTTGAGTCTGGACGGCGACCGTGACAATCAGGGCATTGCCAGAGGTGTTGTTGCTAGCAAAAGCCAGCGTAGGCGCGGCACTGGAAGCAGGCTGGGCAGTCGTGCTCTTGGTTTGGACGACAGTGTTAGCCATAACCCAGGCTGCTTATGAACTGGTTAAAATTGAGCCGATAGAAGCGGCCGGGAAAGTGATGACGCTAGCGTTGCCTGCTACGATGTTAGTGACCGGACTCCAAAGCCACATATTGCCAGCGCTAGGTGCATCAAAGAGTCCGTAGCCGGTCCAAGTCTCGGTGCCGGCACCGCCAAGAGCCGCGAAAATTGAGGCTAATAGATTGGTAACGCTGACGTTTAGCGTGCCACCTGGCGCACCAAAATGAGTCAAGTCATTGCCGATAGCGATTCTAGCATAGCCGGTTCTGGTCGACTCAGTGCCGCCTCCGGCGCTAGTTGGATTGGCGGTATAACCTCCCAGATACCAGCTAGCCGGTGCGCCCAAAGCCGCTTTCTGCAAAAAATTGTTGATGAGCGCTTTCATGGCGAAGTCGCTCACTCCGCCTCCGGCACCGGAAGTAAGGGCAAATTTTAGGTTACCGATCGCGACCTGGTATTGGGTGCCCTGGTTGACCGTGGGTTGCTGACCGGCCGGGATGTTCCACCAAGCGTAGAAATTGCCAGCGGCGTTTGCGTCGTAGAGCCCGATAGCGGTCCAGATTTCCTGGGTGCCAGCGCTAGCGGTAAGAAAGGTCAACGGGATTGCGTTAGCGCCCGTGACGGTGCCGGTGCCGGTGGCTGCGCTGAAGTTGCTAGTGTTTGGGAGAAGCCCTAGCCGTGGAACGAGGATAGAAGGGCTGCCTCCGCCGGCAAAGGTCGGAGCGGTGATCATCGGCTGGAAATACCAAGTTGCAGGCACTCCAGTTGCTTGGTTACCAAGCAGTGCCTGCAAAAACTTACCGGCGCCGAAAGTACTCCAGCCGCCCATCAGGGTTTAGCCGTGCGCGGTTGCCGGATATGGTTGCCAAGGACCGGTGAAGTTAATCTGTGGTAGTCCTGGCGCGCATCCCGGCGGGATCATTGTAGGTCCAGTTCTTTCCGGTTTGGGATAACCAGTCCAACTGCCAGGATTAGAGCCTGGCCCTAAGTTGACATTCTGGGGTTGTGCTGGATTTAGCGGGCATTGAACCGCTAGCAGCGTCCACGGTTGAGGGACAGGTTTGAGAGCCATGTCTGATCGTACGACTTTTTCTTGACGTCGTCGAGTTCGGTATTTTTCTCTTGCAGGTATGAGTTCTGTTCTGTTCGCTTTGCAAGTTTGCCCCATTGATTGCGACGCATTCTTGGACCTTGCGAAACTGATTGGTGAGCTCGAGCAGGACCATCCGACTCCGGATCCGCCGGCGTGGCTAATCGTGTATCGCAAAGACACTCCACGATCGCGGATTTGGACCGCTCAAACATTTCTCTCGAAGTGCTATAACCGAGTTTGGGCGACCGAAGCGGAGCTTTACGCCACGGGCTGGCCGGCCGGTTCGAACGCTCTGTGGGCTAGCACGATGAAAGACGTCGAAAGGCTTTTTCATGCTGGCGATATCACTGAGCAAGGGGTGCTGACTTTTGAGCCGGATTGCTGTCCCTTACAGACAAACTGGATTGAACTTTTGCAAAAGGAATATGACGAACGCTCTAAGCCGGTCGTCGGCAACGTGCACGATCAAGAGGCCGAAGGCGGGATCCCGCGACACATCAACGGCAACGCGATGTTTCCGGTTTGGCTAGCGAAAGATTGGCCGCACTTGCTCGAGACTCCCATTACTACGGCGTGGGACTTTCATCACCGAGAGTTTATCAATTCGCAAGCCCAGGACACTAATCTCATCACCTCTTACTACCGGCGTAAGCTGCTTACGGAGCCGGAATGGAAAACTGTTTCCAAAAACGGAGTTCGACCGGCGCTTCTTCATGGAGTCAAAGATGCGACCGCGAGAGGACTAGCACGTACGCATTTACTCCGCGGCCGCAATCCGGCAAAAGTTCCGAGCGTTTTAGGTAGCCGCGTCTTAAGAGGACCGGGTTAGCTCATACGGGCGCACAGAGAACGTCGCACTGGGATTTTTGATCAGGACTACCCTGCCAACTGGAACCATCGGGATAGAATCGGACTACGCGATAACCTAGTTCACTAATCAAATTCCGAATCTCGTCGATTGAGTGACCTTGGCGCCGTAAAGCTTCTGGATTTTGCTCAAACCAGATTGTGGGTCGGCTCTGTTTGAGGATCTCCCGAGCTCCGCGCAAAACTTCCGGTTCACAACCCTCGACGTCGATCTTGATGAAGGAGACATCATTCTTTTCTAGGACGACGTCATCCAGAAGTACGCGGTCGCACTCGGTCATCGGCCACTGGAGTTTAGGATCGATTAGGCGCGAACCAGCAACTACATCGGGTTCGTGAAAGAGGTGGACCTTGCCGAAAGTCTCACCTAGAGCCTCTGGATAACAAAGCGCCCGTGGGCAGTTTCGAACGAGGCACAGGTATTGGAGGGGGTGAGGTTCAAAGGCGTAGACCTTTCCCGTTTCGCCGACAGAGTCGAGATAGAACACGGTATGATCGCCAATCGCGGCACCGGCATCGATCACGGTCGAGCCCGGCCGGATATACTGCCGGAGTTGCTGGAGGACAGTCTGGTCGTGATCCAGGCGTCCGGTTTGTTCGACCCACCGACTGATATGCGTATCGCGCCTCAAGACCCAATATCCTTGCGGTGTCTGCATAATCTGATCCTCCGGAGTTGGATTCTCGATGCCCATCAGATAGAGATTGTCCAGCTCCCGCATCCGCTCGGTGCTCCACTGGGTCCAGCTATGATAATGCCGATAGCGTTGCTGCCAGGGTGAAGTCCCCTCGATATCGCAGAAGGCGTATTGATCGGCTTCGTGCAACTGGGCGTAAAACCCGATCAGATTGTGCTCCGAGAGTTTGAAAGGATGACTGAAAAAGTTTTCCGGCTTATAAGGCGTAGTGCTATAGAGGCTATCCTCCAAGCCGTGTCCGGTCTTAGCGGTAATGAATCGGCGCACATTGGCAATCGTGCTCGCCCGGTAAAGGAAGGGAAAGCGGACCATGTAGTCGGCGTAAGGTTTAACTCCTAGCCAGCGCTCTGTGACCGGACCCCATACCTTCTCCATGTCACTGGGAGTCGAAAAGGAATCATAACGGTTGAACCAGATAATCGGTTTTCCGTCGATCATATGGTCGCTAACCTGCATGGGCTCGATGAGCATGATGTCACTGTCAAAGATCGCGAAGAAATCAGCGTCACTGACGTGGTCAGACAGAAACGTGAGGTACTGCTGGAAGCCGTTCCCATCCGGCCAAGGTCGGAAGTAGTAATACTTCACGCTCGAAGGGAAGCCCCAAGTCTTGATTACCTTGTGACAATTCTCGTCAGCTAGAACGATAAAATTCGAGTTCGGCTCTTTCCAGTTTTTCAGGAGGAACTTGAGTGCATAACTGACCCAACAGAGGTCGTTCCACCACGTCTTAACAATTACATCGGTTCTCATGCTTTTTTTACTTAAGAAAAATGTTATGGGTAATTATTCATGTCTGACGATTTACAAACTTTCGTAGCGTTAATGACGGGTGAGCGCAAGCCTGAGACTGAACTTGAGATCCGTTGGATTTCTTTCATGGGTGGAACGCGTGGTCCCGTTTCTCAATGGGCCAAAAAATGGACAACCTGCACCGAGTGCGGCAGCGAATGGGAGCAGACTGGGATGCCTGCTTCTCATGGCAAATGGGTTTTTCATCCGGTTTGTAAATCCTGTCGGCGCGATTTCGTCCAAACCAAAAAACGGCCGGCGCGTTCACGTGCCGATCTCGACAATTGAGACGTGCAACTGGCGCCGGACGAAACCAGTTGCCGCAGAAAAGGAGGTGCTCACCAAAACCGGAACGCCCAGGCGTAATTGATTCTGGATAAATTTTTCCTGCGCCGGCGAGGTTCTACCGTGTTCAGACTTGAATTCAACGAAGCAATGATGCTGAGCTGTCCAAACGTGAAAGTCTAATAATCCGACCTCGTTGGTGGTCGGTTTGTCCATCCTTGCATGGCTATAGTCTAGGTACTCGCGATTGAGCAAACACCAATTTTCGAATTTCTTGTGGAGGTTTTTTTCTTCGCGGGCGCAGTATTTGTCTATGGCTTGCTCGGCTGTCAGTTGTCCCTTGGCGTAGAGCCTTAGGTCTTCAGGGTGCATGCAGCGTAAAATGTTTTCTGGGAGAATTTGCATAGGCAGGCGCCAGGCGTTTTAATGGAGTGGCAATGGCAATGATTACCAAGGAGCAGGCAAGGCGCGTTGCTCAACTGATGTTCCCTGACGTATGGGCTAAGAATCGCATTGAAGCGGTAGCTAAAGCGATTGAGTTCTTGCACGATGCAGCGGGCGACCAAGCCAACAATGGTTCGGAACCGATCGAAGAACCTAGCCCAAGCGGGAACTTGGTGAACGCTCTGCGCGAGGCGATGAAGCGACAAAAGCTACACGTAAACATGGTAGCCAGGACGATTGGAGTAAGCACCTATACGGTGCGGACGTGGCTCGAGAAAAAGTACGTACCTAATCCCGATAATCTGCAAAAGATCAGCGATTTTTTGGCGAGCGTTAATGCTCCGGTACAGACAACGCCCGAGGCTTGAGTTTTTGGACTGAGACGACAACCATCGAATTACCAACGTGATAAAGGCCACCGCGGCGAACAGTGCGATCGTAGAGATCTTTGAGGGTCGTTGCCCAACTTAAAGGCGCCTCTGCAACCTCCGGAGTTGGGTTGGGTGCTGATTCCACAAACGAATTCGGATTCGGCCGGGCGCCGTTTTTCCGAGAATCGTAATCCATGCCGGTCATCATCGAAGGGATGGCTAAGGCAGGGTTTTCGGCTTTGAGTTCCTCTTCCGGAGTCGGAGGCGCGACGGTTTTGACTGGACGGGCTGCTTGAGCCGGAGCTTTGGGATTAGCGACGGGATTAGCAATTTGTCCGCTTAAGACTCGAGTTGTCGTGCTACGAACGACACCACCGTGCTTGGTATTGCGCTTTGGCCCTTGAGCTGCTGCCGGCGCAGGAGGTGGCTCGGGGACGCCGGCAACCGCTTCTGCTAGACCCTCATTAAGCCATCTTTCTAGGTCTGGGTTCACGTCAATTGGAAATCGCCTGCCGCCATCTTATCCAGCTCTTTTTGGTAGTCGTCATCCATGCGAGCCTGGATTGCGTTGAAGTGGTTTTTGAAATCCTCATCTAAGCCGCCCCAAGAAGCTTTGAGTTTTTCCATCAAACCTTGGAGTCCGTCCATCTCGTTCTTCGTTAGACTAGCGACTGTGCGCCCCTTGAAAAGCTGAATTCGGGTTATCACAAAATTCTGCCAACCGCCCATATCGATGAGGTTAGTTGGAGAAGTGGTCTCTTCACTTGGCAAAGTAGTGGCCTCACTTGGCAAAGGTGCCGGCAGCGGAGCAGTGCGCGCACCAGCGAAAAGTTCTGCACCGGTCTTTTCAGTTTGAGCCACTTTGCGATCAGTCAGCTTTGGCGAGGTTCCCATCGATGCTATTTCCCCTTTCTCGCGTTGCTGCTGCTGATCGATGGAGAAGTTGCCCTTCTTATTTTCCTCTTCCCAGTACGTCTTGTCGGCTCGGGCTCTGCGTGTCATTTCAGCTTCGATTGCTTCTTCTGAATCTTTATCGAGTTCTTCGTGAATTTCTTCGGTGATGTAGAGGTTGCTACACAAGTTCGGGAACGCTCCGCGGTAACCGGCCGCGCGCGCGCATTTGCCCAGCATATGCGAACCCATCCTGTCCCAAAAAGCGTTTGGTACGGGTTCGCCTTTTTTGTTGTACACGAACTGACAAAAGGCATCCCAACGCACGATTTCAGTCTGAGGATGAGTCCGGTCTTTTCTATAGATGCTTGCTCGAGCTGCGATCGGCGGTTCCTTGGGCAGCCAGGCGTTATGCCACTCGCCGTTTACGCCGGTCCATTCGATCTCGCTCTCACCGTCAAGCAATCCGCTGCGGTCACCGATTCCGCGCAAGCCTTGCAAGGTCGTAATAATCAGCATCACCGGTTCGTAACTGCCGTCTTCGAGTTTCCGTTTTCGGATATCCGGCCGGATCATTCCGGTGAACGGATCCAACTTTGTTCTTTCGCAAACTTCAAAAAAATAGGCAGCTTGGTCGTCCGAAAGCTTCGAGCATAGAGCGCTCTTACGAAGGATTTGCCGCGTCTCTTCAGGTAGGAACAGCTGCGCGACGGGGGAAGAATTATTACCGTTGGGCATAGCCCAACATGCTATCCGGCTCTTGTGGAAAACAAGTAAATAGCGAGCCCCATCATGGCGAAAATAACCAAGGCTAGCCAGATCACATGCCAATCGAAATTGGGTTGCCAGCATGGCGCATTCGATGGCGGAGATTCGTAACCGACGACCTCTTTGCATCGCCAACAGATCAGTGCGCAGTAATCCTGCCGCGGACCGAATCCGAGATACTTGTGTTGAGTGCGTTGGATTTGGCCGCGCAAGAAAGGATCGAACGGCTCAGCTCCGCACTTCGGACAGCTCTTAAATTTTACCGGCTTATTCGCAAGCAGTAGAGTTTCGATCGGCATCTTTTCGTGGTGAATGCCACTCAGGCATTTCTTGGAAAATCGGATGGTCGTGCGGCCCTTTCAGAAGCGCGACGACCCACCATTGTTGGTTATCGTTAATCTCCGCCATCAGATGGTGATAATCGGGATAGTCGGTGCTGTAAGGCCAGGAGACGCTGAAACGGGTAAAGCCTGGGCTAGCTTCGCCGTCGCTCCAACGCTTGATAAAAGGCATCGCAAGCAATTCGTCAACGGTCCGAACGTAGCCTTCCTCATCCTCAAATCCTTCGAAGAACGCCGGCCGATATTGTTTACAGAACACGTAGCCACTTAGATTCATAATCTGACCCTTTAAATCCATACTTCCTTGATCTTAGCATCATCGTCATCGAAGCGATTAATTGGAACGCAGTGATCGGGAATTGTTTCGCGTATTTCTTTGAGTTCAGTCGCCACGATCAGAGGCTCCGGATCCGGCGTTAAGCCGACCCAACGTCTCAGGACTAACTTACCGGGAAAATCCTTCGGATCTTCGTAAACCACGTAAATCTCAAGCACTTCACTCACAGGGAAATTCTGTCTTGGTGAAGGTGATGTTGGTGAAGGTGATGGCGCCTTCCTCGGTCAAAATCGTGACTACGATCATGGCGTCTTTGGGAGCATGCTCCAAGAGATATTCTATCAGCTGCTTTTTATCGTCGTCAGTCAGTATGCTCATTGGATTCGAGTTGAACTTTGCCGAGATCGATTTGCATAACGCGGGCTGCTCCCAGACAGATTTGACGGAAGATCTCGTTAACGTGTTCTTCGCTCGGGTTGTCGCGGCCGCGCGGAAGGATGAGTGTAAAAGACCGTTCCCCTGGTGGTCGGACGTAACGCGGGATCCCGGCATCGGAAATCTCGATCACTGCGCGACCGGAGTAGATCGAGAAGGTCCAATCCGGATTTCCGAAGTGCGCATACGAATCGACTCGCTGACCGAGCTGCGAAAGGCACCACTCGTGCAGGTTCCGGCTCCAGCTGCCGTAGATTCGTCTAAGTATAGCGTCGTCAGTCACTATTATTATCTGTGACTATTCTCTTTACGCTATCCCGGCCGGCACTGGCAAGTGCTCAGAACGCGCGCCGTTAAACATCTGCGATTTATTGAGTTCTTGAATCGCAGCACCGACCTCATCGAGCGTCACTCCAGGGCAACGATGCTTGTACTTCATGAGTACTGCAATTGCATAGCCAAGCGCATCACGGGCGCCTTTGGCGTAGAAAGTCGTTTTGGTCCGCGGCCGATCCCACATCACCAGCGCTCGTTGGGTGTCGGTTTCCAATTCCCAATAGCGCACGACCAAATGGAAAAGCGCTCCCTTGTTTTTCCTACGAGCCTCCCAACGGACTCGCTCAACGATTCGCTCGATCCGTTCGCTAGCGGTTAAATGGCTGACGTTCAGAAGTTCCCTTCCGGTTGCTCCGGCTGAACGGCCGCAGCTCCGGCCGCCGCTGGCGTTTGCCCGTGCGGTTGGGCCGGCGGCTTGCCTTTCTTTTGCTGCTGCGGTTGCTCAACCACTTCTTGCGGCGGCAACGGTCCCGGCGGAGGCGCCGATTGCCCTGGACCGATCTCGCGCAATTTCTCCTCAACCAGCATTTGCGGGCCGGTATACATGCCGGGATGTTCGGGTTCGTGACCGCGATGATGCGCCACGGCCTTTAACAAATGCTCCTGCATCTCGGAGGGCATTTCCGGTTCGTTCTCGAAATGAATATCGCTCATGCTGCTTTTGCCTCAGGTTCTAGCAAGTTAGGGATTAAACCCTGCTTAATACGACGCACTAGCGTGTAAGCTGCGTCAAGGTAATTCACGTTAGTCAAGGCATTTGAGCCTGCTAACCTGAATACGTCCTTGATGTCGAACCAGGGAACCGCTTGCTTGTCGGCGTTAGTTAAATGAATGCCATGCGCTTTGAGCATCGCTTCAACGCGTTCACCGACAATATTGCGAAAAGCGTCTCGCTCGCCAGAGTTGCGCGGAGCATCAGCGAGATCGGTGACGTTTTCGTGCATCCGTTTAGCGAGTCCGTTTTCCGGAGTATCGAAGTCAGGATGGAAAGAACGTTGCGGTTTGTCTTCTTGGCCGGCGTAACTGCGACCGTAAACTCCAGTTGCTCGTTTTGCCCAAGCGTGGATTTCCGGAGCTAATTTCTTCGCTTTATTGCGAGTCATCTTGCCCTCGGGCACGGCGCGCAATTTTGCGATCTCGGCACGCATTTTTTTGATCTCCTCCGGGCCGGCCGACTTCATCGCTTCCGGTGACTCAAGGAGTTTCTCCAAGTCATCGAGGTGCGGTGCGTAATCCTTGGTGCCCTTTTTCATCGGCGTTTCAGAGAAACCAAACATGTCACCACCATAGAAATTCATTTGTCTAGCGAACCACCGGTCCATCGTTACCGGATCGAAGATCCCGCTCAAGTTTGAGAAGAAGGCGCCAATCTTGGGTCCGAGCCCCATGGCACCGCGGACCTCGTAAGCTTTTGCCTCGCCACTGACGTCTAAGCCGTACTTCTCCTTGAGCTTTTTGACCGACATCTTTGAGGTGAGAATATCGTTAACAGCCTCGGGTCCGTACTTCTCCCAAAGGTCGTTCACTTTGCGGAAATTGTTTTCAATCTGGGTGATCTCTTTTCCGCCGGCACCAATGTGCTCGTTGGATTCTGGGAAAGGTCTAGCGTCGTTCTGGTGCTGCTGCCAGTAGTTGTAGGTATGCCAGGAACTTTCCGCGTTTTCGGGCACCTTCTGGCCTTGGCTAGTAATCGCTAGTCCTAGTCGGAAAGCCAAGTTGTGCAGCGGATCGGTTTTAATTTTCGGCGCGACTTCCTCCATTTTGTCGAAGGTCTTCGAGACGGCACGGTCATACCATCCATAAGCCGCACTTGGATCGCCGCGGAAACTGCCGGCGAGAGAATGCATCATGTCGTAGAGCATCATCTCGGCCGCTTTTTCCCGATGGCTCGGCTTAGAAAAATCGAGCTTTTTGTGCATCCGTTCGACGTGCGCGGCGATATCCGCCTTCGTCATATTGATCCGCGGTTGACCGGTTTCCGGATCGATCGGGAAGTTATTCTTGCCGAGCAGATAGGCGTACATCGTTTGACGATGCCATTGGGGGTTTTCCTCCTCCCATTTCTTGCCTTCGTTTGCTATCCAGTCTTTTGCCCGGTGTTGATATTCGGCGAGCTTCGCCTTTTGTTCAGGCGGGATATCGTTTAGGTCGGCGGCTGACTGCTTATAGTCTTGAGCGACCTGCTGGTTCTCGTACTCGTCAGAAGCTCTTAGCTTTTGGAAGTTTTCTTCGGCTTCGCGCCAGTACGGTTCCCACCACGGTACACTAGGTGATCCTCCCCGCCCTTGTCGTTGAGCGTCTTTATCCCGTGCTTCTTGCAGAGTTCGTCTGAAAGCTGTCGCGGCGTCTTCTCTTGATGTTTCATTTGGATCTCCGAGCATCTCGGCATGCCCGAGGCGCCGATAGGCTTGATTAATATGCCCTCCCTCGAATAGCTTGTCGATACCATTTACTGCACTTTTATCCTTGTCTACGATGTGCGCCCATACCGGTTGCCCTTTGCCTCCTTCAAGCGTGCGGAAGCTTAACCCGTGTTCTTCAAGCAACTTAGCAACCTTATCGGGGCTATCGTACTTGAATCCGAGGTGATACATGAAGTGCGGTCCCTCGGGATCGTATCGAAAATTGAGGACGTTTTTCTGAGCCGAATGCAACCCTTTGAGAGAGGAAACAATGCGCCTGGTCTCCGCGTCTTGATCGTCGTAAACGCTTCGCAACGAATTCTCGGCGCCGTCGGTCCAGCTTCCAAGTGCGTCCCGAACTTCCGCCGGCCGAGTCTGACTTTGTGCGGCAGCGTCGCGCTCCAAACGGGTGACGTAGTCCTTGTAACTAGCGTGGACGTCGCTTCCGAGCGCTTTCTTTGCGCCGGCGAGCTTCATCCCTTCGCGAATCGACGGGCTGGCGAACTCCATACCGGCCCCTCCGCCTTCCTCCCCTGGCTCAAAATCGCTGAGCATCTGTCCGCCTTGCGGTTCGGCCGGTTGCGGCATCGGAGCGCTTGCGCCTTGCTGAGCGGCTTCGGCACCGATTAGACCTGGCTGCGCCGGTCCCGGTGTAAAGCGTGTCTCCGGACTGCCGACTTCGGCATTCTGCGGCAAGTCTTTTACCTGTTCGGGATCGAAAGCGGCATACTGAGCGTAATGTTTTTCGTAGCTATGCTCTTTGTGTCGAATCGGATCGGGTCCATGAAAATAGATTCCGTCATAACCCATGCGCTTAAGGATCCGGCGCCAGATCGCATCGGTGCCGCTAGTGACTACTCCGCGAGAATTAAAGATCGAATCATCCAAGCCCCGTTCCCTTAATCGTGGCAGTCCGGCTTTGTATTGTCCTAGAATGAACTTCGTTCGGTCCTTCGGCAGTAGTTCGAAGCCTTTCTCTTTCCTGTCGCGATCCCATTCTTTGTTGAACTTGGTGAGGAACTCCTTAGTGAGCGGCTGCGACATATCGAAGGGGTTCTTAATGTCGAGCTGATAATGACCGACGTAAGGCGTCTCGGCCTCGGGATCTCGCTCCCATACACCTTCATCTGCCAGTTCTTTAGCGGTGTCGGCGGCACGGTTAGCGTAGATCTGCGCGGGTTCGTGCTGCGGCGTAAACCAAGCAACGCCGTTGCCGCGAAATTGAGGGGTGCTGCCCATCTTTTCGGCATTAAAGCCTCCGCCTCGGAAAGCGTAGATTGGTTTTGCTGCGGCCGTGGGTTGTTCTGCGGTTTCGTAGCTACCGACTTCGCCTTCACTGGGCTTAGTAAAGCGCTCTGGATCGAAATGCTCAGCGTCAAGCCACGGAGAACCTATTGGAACGGACTCCACCGTCTTTATAGTCGGCTTGCTTACTTGACCTGCTTTTTTCGCGACCTTCCAAGCTTCTACTCGGCTGATAAATCTCCCGTGATTGGTATGGAAACCTTGTTCTGCAACGTCGCCTCCTGGTTCTCCTGCTTGGTCGGCTCGCCAGTATGCTTCTGCATGATTAATACCAAGATAGCGCTTACCGCTCGGATACTGGAGTGCAGCGTGGGTGATCTTCTCATCGCCGGCACCGATTGGTGCGCCGATGAGCGGATCCTGTTCAATCGGAGTCGATTGGTGTTTCCATCCCCATTCATCATGGTGGCGCGCATGATGGATCTCCGGATCAGGCGACCTGGCGTAGCTACCGACTTCACCTTCAGAAGGCGGATTCTCGAATTCGGCCGTGGTGCGCCGATAATGCGGAGCTTGCTGGAAGGCGGCTTCCGGTGCGGCCGTTTCGCGCATTGCTTGGGCGCCGGCTTCCGGATGCTCCATCAGTTCGACTCTGTGCGCGCGCCAAGTCGGTTCCAAGACTCCCTTACGCCAAGACAACATTTTGCCGGTCGGCTCGATCTCGCCCGTCTTTCGGTTTTTCCGACGTTGCGGCACCTGCGGCATCTTGCGGTCGAGTTCGTCGAGCAGAGCGTTCATGCCAGGGTCATGCCCCGCATAGGCCCGGTTAATGCGTTGCAACCATTTCGCGTGCTCGGCAAAAGACGGAGCTCCGGATTCGGAGCCGACTTTCTTTCCCGGTACGATGTTAAGACTCGCGTGAATGAATTCAGCCTGCGGCCTGCTTAACAGATGCGGAACGTATTGCGGTCCCGGCCGTTGCTGGTCTTTGAGCCAAATCTGATTCGGTTGTCCGCTTTCATCCACGTCGGGACCGCTTCCGTCGCCGCGATAACCGTGCGCTTGATTCTGGATGTAATGCACGAACGCCGGCAGATAATTCGGATCGTTGCGACCCTGGTAAGCGATCTTGGTTCCGGTTTGTTTCGCCGCATTAAAAATGTGCTCGGAGTTGTTGAGCGCTTTATCGCTTCCAAATCCTTCCATGAGCGTGTTGGAAGGGATCGGCCGCCCCTCTTTCTTGTCCCACTTTGGCTGAGTCGCTACCAGTTGTTCCGGAATCATCGTGATGAGCGACTTCTGTTGCTCGGTTTCGCCGGCAATCCGTTGTGCCGCACTGGAAACGGAGTATTCCGCGCGCCGAGCTTCGGCCGTTGCGCGTTTTGTGGGATCTTCTTGTTCGGCGCTTCCATAGAGGAAGTTGAGTGCGCGGCCGGCGAGAATCGCTTGTGAAATCCAAGGCAGTTTTGCTTTGTCTTCCGGCGAAAGGCCGCGGGTCATTCCCTCGTTGATGGGATCTCCCGGCACCATGTAGGCGCCAACTAATCGGTCCGATCCCGTATCCGGATTAATCCGGCGCGCCACTCGAAAATCGTTCGGCTCAAGACGCTGAGAATGAGTAGTGAGAATATCGTTAATTGCAGTGTGGTAAGCCTCTTCTGGATCTGCGTGAGCAATTTGGGCTTTGGAGTGGGCATCTTGCATTTCCTCCCGCGTGATCGGATCAAGGAGCGCTGCGCCTGGCGGAGGTGAAGCAGCCCGTGCGGCCGTTTCGGGTGGTCCGCCGACTTGAGCTTGTACCGGCGTTTGGCTTAAAGATTTCGCATGTTGCGCGATGGCACTTTGAGCTTCTTTAAATGAGTCGAATCGTGACATCGGTCCCTCTTTGCTCATAACGCCAAGAGGATTAAGCGCTTGCACTGGCACGTCTTTTTGTCGGGCAAGCGTACGCAGCGTCCCGGCCGGGAGTCCGTTGGCTTTTTCGATCTCAGCTAAATACGCATCCCATAACTCCGGCAGGTAACCTCCCGTGACCTCTTGTGCGCTAGCTGGAAGCTCCTCAGGCATTTTGAGTTCCAAATGGGGCTATTGGCATTACCGGTGCGACCGGCGCGCCAGCGGGGCTTATAGGAGCTTTTGGAACCGTACCAAAAGTCACCGCAGGTTGTGGAGTAATGATGCGGACCGGAGGCGATTCTGGTTCCACAACCGGTTGCTGTTGCTGCTTTACTTCTTCTTCGGCTCGAGCTCGTTCAGCCGCTTCGTCATCGGAAACAATGTCGCCGGTTTCGGTGTCGTGCTTCTCGCCGTTGGAGTCGACGTGGTAGGTCGTGTCCTGATGGAGTTGTTCCGGCGTTTTCTTGACGGTAACGGTTTGCGGTTGGCTCGGAGTGGCACCGCGGATCTGTGCGTCGGTTGCTCCCGGCCGTTTCGCAGCGACCGCGCTTTGCCGGGCGATTTCACCTGCGCTTACGCCTTTATCCGGAGCGTGATCAGGCGTGTAGACGTCGACGTAACTAGAGTCGCCGCCAAAGGTATCATCCCAACGGTAGGTTTTGCCTTTGTAGCTGAACTCTTCGCCCGAGGCGACGCCTTTGGAAGTATCGAGGCCGCGCCGTTTGGCTTCGGCTAAAGTTAATGCGGCCGAATATTCTGGGATCAGGCTACCTGGCTTAAGAGCGAACTTCGAATTCCCGATTCCTAAGAGACTATTGTTATCGGGAGTCGCATCGCCAACGTAGCCGTAAGCCATGGTTAAACTCCGATCTTATTGGGTCCGAGATAGCCGATAGTGCGCGGAGTGAAGGAGGTTCTGGATTGCGCAATCAACGGCATTTGCCGAAAGACGATGTTGCAGCTTTGCAAGAGTTCGACGTCTTGCATGTAGTATTCCAACCTGCTTACGCCGTAAGCGGCCGCAATCTGAGCGCTTTGTTGCAGGACTAAGACCGGATCGGCCGGAACACCTCCGTTATTGAGGTAGGTCGGATCGCCCGCACTCCACCAGAAAAATTGGGCTTCCCGATTAATGTAAGGACACAGGTTAAAGATCTCCCAAATCGTGCCGGCGTTAGCGTTAGGCCAAGGCGTGTTCGCCTTCATCCCGTTCTTAGCCATCGAAAACCTGCTGCCATACTTGGTGTAGCAGGCGTTGGCAATCATCTGAGCTGCGGTTTGGTTGGTGTAAGCAGGGTTAACGGCAGTGTCCAAGCCGCCATTGGTCCCAAAACTCATGCTGAAGTGCTGGCGCGGGAAGGCTTTGAACTGAGTGTCTGCTACTGCCATAATGCCGCCCAGCAGGTTTTGGGTGGTGTAGCCGTAGACCTGGGTCCAGTTAAAGATCATGTTCTGGCTCAAGCCCATCGAGCTTGGCACAGAAGTTCCCGGTGCCGCGTTAGGCGTCGGTGCGTAAGCGGGCGTGCCTTGGTTCTGGATATCGATGCTAGTTGGTGCGTTGCTCGAACCGTTGACGTTGAAAACGTAGAACCAACCCATGTAGCCGGCGGTGCCCTGAACGAGCACGTACGAACCTTGGTAGATCGGAGGGTTACCGGCCGCCGGCAAAAGATTCACCGTTGAGCCTACTGCGGGGATATTCCAGTTGGTTGTGGTTTTCCAGTTGCCGGCATTTTGATAGGGAACCTGCCAGTCGCCGCCACCGGTCGAAGGCGGGTTCATCGCGATGTATTTGACGCAAGGAACGTTTGCGTAGCGGGCGGCGGCGGCTTGCCACAAGGCTTGGCTTAAAGCGATGTAGGTCGGATCCCACCACAATTGGACCTGAGTACCGCTATTAGTGTCGATGACGTTGGTTACTTGGTTTTTGACCCACCCAGGACAACTGCCATCCTGGGTATTGATTCGGAGCATCACGCTTTTACCGGCCGCTTGAGCGTTGGCGACTTCCGAATCGAAGTAACTCCAGTTCCAAGTGTGGTTGTTGGGTTGGATTAGCTTCCACTGGTCCCGCAAGCTGACTCCGTTAGCCAACTTTCCGGTGTAAATCACTGAATCAACCGGTTGCTCTTGCCCACTTTGGGGCAACGCCAAAATGATCATCCCTTTGGGAAGGATGACTTTGCCGTTAGCGCTCTGGGGTTGAAAGTTTAGCTTGAATGGCTGGGGTGCTATATCCCCTGGCGGAAAATCGCCATACATGGATTGGGCGTAAACTTGCGGCCGCATAGGCGTTACCTCGTTCCAGGCTCGAGTTTAACGCCTTATCCCATCCGTGGCCATACTGTAAAAGCCCTGAACGTTGGGCTACGCCACAAGCTAAGCTTAAGAGGGTTTCTGCTTAGTGTGCTAACTACTCATGAAACGTTAGCAAGCTTCTGAAAAGACCAAAGAGAGCGGAAACAAAATTCAGGTTACCAGTGAGCTAACGTCTCTTAGTGTTACTACACCCCAATAGCCGTCAAGGGGACGATTCCGGTTTTATACGTACGATTCCGACTTTCGAGGCAAAAAGTCGGTTTTGTCCTGCTTTTTTGGAATCGTGCTGGTCGGAATTGTACTGCTTGGTTTTGTCGGTTTTGTACGGCATACTAGGGTTCATGCCGCAGGATCTCTACGGATGTTATCAGTGCGTGCAGTTGTCGGTTGAGCGTGGCCCGGTCAAACTTAAGGGCGGCAACATTCCTAAGCCGCAGGTGCCTAAAGGCCCGAGCTACAAGCCACCCACGAATCCGACTCCGTTGGCTCCGAAGGTCTTGAGCATCCAGCCGATCAAGGCCCGAGTGAATCAGTCAAACATGAATTTGATTCTAGTGGGGAGCAATTTCTCGAAGACCAGTCAGATCTGGGATTCGACGGCAAACAAAGCCCTGCCGACGACTTTTTCCAATCCGACCCAATTAGTCAGTCCCGGCTACACCATGGGCTCGAAAGCCGGCAACTATCTGTTCTACGTCAAGGACTCGGTAAGCGGATTGAAAAGTCTTACCGAGACAATTGTCGTTCATCTCTAACGCCTGGCGATGTCGCGGAGCAAAGCGACAACCAGGCAAGCGGCTACTCCGCAAAAGATGCCGGCTAAAAACGTCACTTTGGTTGCTCCGGTATTGAGGTTTGGCGGCCAAGCTCAAGCTGCTTTTTCCAAAATACCACGATGACTGCGGCCGCGGTGTTCTCCCAAAGATGCTGGGACTCCTCTGTTACATCGTCCCAGGGGATCATCTGTTCGGCGATCCCGCGGAGCTTATGAAAGGTCACGTAGGCAACTTCGCCGTAGGTTGGTTGTCTTGGCATTAATCGGTCCTCGGTTCGGTGTTGCCTCGATTAATCGAGAAATCCGGCACTACACTCACCTTGCCTGCTATCCATATCAGCTGCTCTTCTAAGTTATTGATCCGTGCTCGCGCGCCGTTGAGCAGCTGTTCAAGATCTGCGACTCGGTTCCTTAGTTCGTCGATTTCGTTGGTCATTCTGGTTGGTTTCCAATTGGTTACTTGTGTCATAAAAAAGCGCGCGGCCGGAGGATTCCCCCCACACAGTGAGGCTCCGGCCGCGGCCGATGAACAAATTAGCAAAGATTTGTGGTTGGGTTCGTCAACATTGCCTTTCGGCTAGTGAAAAATTTTCAAGGCGAGAGCGATGACTAGAAACACAATGAGTGCCCAGAACACTTCGCTCAGCCAATATTTACTTCTCTCGTCCTGCATTGCTTGGTTCGGGACGTCTGCGGATGTCCCGTCAGTTGTTCTCGTTTTTCCAGATCGGCCGAATGCGAAGCCAAGCCCCGTGTTGCACGCTGACCTCAATCTCGCGCAGCGCTTTATCGAGGCTGTCGAACACGCATTCAATGGGCGGCCGCCCGTGCCGATCTAGATGCTCGACGACAAAGTGAGTCGGCGGTTGCCACGGCCTGCCCTCGGCATCCCACCTCGGTACAACTTTTTTCTTCATTCTTCAGGCCAATCGTATTGCATCGCGTCTCGAAGAGCGGCCGAACGAAATTGCCACGGCAAGCCGTTTTTCTGGTAATGGGCTTCGCCGGTTTCGCAATCGACCCAATGGTAGACCAGAGGGCAACCGGGATAGCTGGAGTGAAACTCCGGTTCGGCTACGATCCGAAAAGCAGATTGCGGCACGTTGCGTGCGTTCTCGGGTGCCATATCGGCCGGGTCACTATCGGGCCAATCGGGTCTACTCATTCTTCCTCCCAAGCGTAGACGTCTCCTGCTTCTACCAAAGCGTAGGATTCGGGAGTGACACGCACGCATGTTGTCGGTAGTTCGGGCATATTGCGTTCACGGCGCCAGAAGTGATAGGCACTCCAAGCATCGTCACGTGTCTCACCGAGTCCGAAAACCGGACCGGGAATCGGACCGTCTTTATCGCTCGGCACGATTGCAAAGTGGCCCAACAGATGGTCGTAATTCCCGTCCGGCGTCCCGTCCCAATTCCACGCAGTGTCATGGGCACGACTGTCGCAAGTGCCGACGCAACCGCACGGTAGCCTGCGGCTAGCTTGCGGATCTCGGCCGAGCCATCGAGTGACGGCGTTAGCGGTGTTCGGTTGGTAATCAACTCGGTCGCCTTTTCGGCGCCAGCAAACGGTGTATTCGTGTTCAAATGGGTTGTTCATCATTGTGCTCTGTGAGGGTTGTTTGGTTCACAGAATCCCGCTCCCCCAGTTGTCTCAGTTCCGAGGGAGCGGATCCCTGTTAACCCACTTTCTCTAGCTGCGCCTCTAGGCGATCCACAGTGGCCTGTAGCGCAGTTTTGTCTTGCTCAGCCTTGAGGTAGACCTCACCGAGTTCTACGGCATGCTGAAGACCTTGATGGTAACCCTGGCAGTACTGCGAGTCGTACTTCGCGGCGAACTCCCGTTGCTGCTTCAGGCTTTGGATAAATTTTTCGAGTGCTTCCATTTGATTCTCCTTTCTAGACTTCTGCTCCGATCTCAATTCCTACCTGCCGACGTGCGGCCAGATAGCGTTTAAGCACTTCGTCAGTGCTGAGAGTTAAATCGTGTAGGTCGGCGACGAACTCCGGAATGGGGAACCATTCCGTTTCGTCTGAGAAAGCCAAAGCTTCCGTTACCGCGACGGCTTGCTTGGCCGTTCTCTGTAGTCTGTGAGCAAAGTCCCGGCACTGATTAAGTGCCTCATGCTTCGTGCCGCCCTGCCAACCGCATTCGTGGGCGACACAGGTATCCCCAACGTAGCCGATCCAGATGTAGCGCTCGATCCCGCCTTGAAGCGGTTTGCCGGTTTTGGAGACGGGTTTCTCCGGCGCGACGTGCTCTTTCCAGAGCGCGATTTCGCGGCCGGCGTAGACTTCGTAGTGATGAGAAGAAGTTTGGTTGGGCATAAGGTTAATCTTGGTATTGGGTGAATCCGCAAGCGCGGCAGCACCAGTGAAAGGTGTTGCCTAGGATGCCACTCCAGGCTGCTTCGGCACCGCCGCAAAGCGGACAAGTGAGGTCCGGTTCGTCACCGTCCTCACCGGTAAAGCTTTGCGGATCTTCGTCAGTCCGACCGTTTTCGCGGTCGTAGAAACCAGTCAACTCGGATTCGAGCCAATCGGCGTAATGATCAGGAGAGATGTTCATCTACGAGCAGGATAGGGCTGCCAAGAATATACTTCAAGAAAAATCTTTAGTTTCTTTCCCCTAAGATTTGTCTTGCATTATTTCCTTTGGTGAGCGAATCTTCTCTTCTTATGAAGTGGATTCTCACCTATAACTATCGGGACTTGGTAGAACGCTATCAGGTCCAAATGTGGACGGTGCGCTGGCTGCGCGCCGTCTCTCCCCAACAAGCTCCTCTTTACTACAGCTACCTCGACGATATCGGCTTATGAGAAAACCTGAACCTAAACCTATTTGCTGGGGGCAAGTCTTACGCGAAGACGGCAAGGTTGTTCGCGTCCGTCTGTACATCGATCACAGTTTCATCCTGCGTACTCTGGAGAACAAAGCGGCCAATTCCAAAGGCGGCCGCTCGCAGCTCATGCACGGCGCCATAGTAGTGAAACGAGAGAAGTAGGATTTACTCAGCCCACTTGGTTTTAGGCATAATCACTTCAGTTGGTTTTCTTCGATCAACAATCGCCTGGAGCCTGGTTATTGCCCCTTCTTCTGCCAACGCCCATTCCGGACGTGTTTCCTCATGCGCCCAACGATCAAATGTGCGTGCGCTGACCCCTAGGATAAAACCCATTTCTTCTCGCGTGCAGCCGAGTTCCTCCTTGTAAGCAAGCAAAAGGCGGCCAAAGGACAGCTCGGTTTTCATTCTTGACGGATTGACAGGGTTCGGCAGCCTTGGCAAGAGAATGCTTTATGCGAACCCCAATTGGCCGGCAGTATTCGCCCCGCGGCAAGGTCTACGTTTTTGATACCAAGCTCGGGCGAATGGTGCTCAAAGAGGACAGGTTAAATCGAACTTCATCGGACGGTGAGCGCTCCGAAACCGTTAAGACGACAACAACCGGAGCGCTCGCCGTAACTGCCGACGATATCGTCGAATCCATTCGCAAATTGGTCGATCATTTAGAAGCAACCACTCAAGGCACCGACCTGACTGCGGAGCGCAAGCTTTACAGAGTTTTGCTCTCGGCTTTAGCTGCTTACGATGAAACCTGACATTCCGATTCCGGAGCGCATGCTCTCTCTACCGTTCAGTGAGAAATGGGGTTTGCCCGTCCCATTTTTCGTAGACAAGGAATACCGAACTCCGGAGGGCGAGTACGAATTTCGGATGGCAGGCAAAGACGCGTGGGTGACATGCGTGAACAAAGATTTGTGTTGGTGTTGCGGCGGCAAGCTTGGGACGTATCGGACGTTTGGCATCGGGCCGATGTGCGCGCTCAACAGGTTAGCGGGAGATCCGCCCGGTCACCGTGAATGCATGGAATACGCAGTAAAAGTTTGCCCTTTCATGATCAATCCGGATTACGCGCGCCGGCAAAAGGACCGGCCGCCCCAAGAAATGCAAGCCGCGGTGCCAGGCAACATGATTGCGCGCAATCCTGGGGTAGCGCTCCTGTGGACGTGTACGACGAAAAACTATCACCTAGAGAAAGTGGCCAATGGTTGGCTGTTCCGGCTCAGCGGTGAACCGCATCACCTGGGTTGGTATGCACAGGGACGGGCTGCTTCACGCGAAGAGGTTTTGGCCTCGATCGAGAGCGGTTATCCGATTCTGCTTAAGCTCGCCCAGGAGCAAGAAGCCGAAGAACCGCATTTGCGTTGCGTCAAACATCTCGAGCAACAGCGGGAAAAAGCGCTACTATTGATTCCAGCAGCCTAATGGCGAGGAAGACCAAAGATCTGCCGGTGTTTCCCTCGAGCGCACATAAAGATGCTCATGATGCACTCGTTATGATGGGTACACCCACAGAGGAAGCGCAAAAGCTTATCGGAGCAATCCAGGGTCATGACTCAGGCCAGATTTTGGGTCAAGCGCTCGCCGCGCGTAGACGCCAAAATGCGCGCGTGGCTCCGGCACCTGGCGCCCCACAAGGAGCAGTACCTTTAAACGCGCCTAGCGCGACGCAAAGCGCAGCAACCGCAGCTGTAGCGCCCGTGATGACTGGCACAATGCGTCCGAGTCAGACGCCTCCGAGCGCTACGCCGTATGCAACATGGGGCGCAGCCTCGGGAACCGCACCACCGCCGGCGCCGATCGCGAAGAAACCGAGCATGCTGCGAGCTTTTACTCCTACACGCAAGGCGGAGCGTCCGCCGGCACCGAGCGCACCAGAACCGCAAGGCACAGTTACGACGGTCGGTCCGGAAGGAACACCGGTGCAAACGCCGGTTCCTAGAGTCCCGGGTCCGGAAGGCGTGCAACTGGCGCAAAAGCCCAAGGTGCCATTCAATATGCTGCGCGCTTTCACGCCACAACCGGCACCGATGACGCAAGCACCAAGTGCTCCGACCGCAGCGCCACCCCCGCCATCAGCACCTCGGCCGCCGCAGGCCGCAGGTACGGTTCCGGAGATATCAACGCTCGAGGAATACGCGAAGTTAGCGCCAGGAACGCTTTTCCGTTGGATGGGAGAAGGCGCGCACCGCGGCCGGCTTTTCCGAGCGCACGTCAATCCGACTGCTCCGCGAACGCAAGTCTTTGGCAAGGCGCCTCCGGCTTAAGCCGTTATGCCACCTCGTTTTTGGGCGCACTACCCTCTATGGTTGTGATTGCGCCGAACGCTACCCATCGGTATTTGAGTCCGTTACCCCAGACTTTGAAAAAGTCGGCTCGCTGGCTGTCGGTTAAATCGTTGCCGTCTTCGTCTTCCAGTGGAGGAAAATCAATATGATCATAGCTGCGGACTTTCACCCGCTCGCCGCTCTGCACCACCACCGTAAAAGGAGGCTGCTCGTCGCGCAATTGTTGTTCGTTCTGTTTCATGGATTCTTGAATTGGTGATTCACTCCAAGTTTAGCACAAAGCTAATAGCTTGCATTATTTCCTTTAGTGAGCTAGTGTTAGCTATGCCTTGGACAGTTAATCATGCGCTCGCAGAAGAAATACTCGTTTCGACGTTACGTGTTCCGCGGGCGGAAGCCGCAGCTGTGCTCAAATGTTTACCGGATGCTGATCCGGACAAGTTAGTGATCGAAGTAATGGGATTGCGTGCGAGATTCAAGGAGTCGGAGGTACTCACGCTCGAGCGGGTTGAAACGCCACGCTACGGTTTATCTCAAGCCGACATTGACCAGCGGCAATACATGAGAGATTCAGGGAACAGATTTAAAGGACTCGGATACGAGCTTTTCGATTGGCAACGCCGAATGTTTTTCTTCGATTTGAAAATCACCGCGATTATCCTTCTGATTCCCGTGATCTGGATACTTGGCGCATGTCTTTTGGGCGCGCTTCAGCCGCGTTATCAGCCTCCTACTCAACAGACTCAAGAAGAAGTCTTTAGGAAGCGTTAAACCTTTACGTAGGTCAGCCCGTCGTTCCATCGAAACGGTGAACCGGCCGGTAATGCATTGACGTGTTCTTGAGCTGAGAGCGTCGGCATGTTTTGAGCGATCTGCATTGCCGGTGATTGCGTTTGCGCCATCGGAGCCGTCATCGGCGTGACTTTCTCCGGTCCAGCTTCGCCAATCAGAGCGAGAGTCGGTCGCGTCACGATGCCACCTTGAGCAAGTGCTGGCACGGTCACGGCCGGAGATGCAGGAGTTGCCTCCGGTGCTGCTTTCGCCATTGGGGCATTGGCAGGATTGTTCAGGTATTGCCAAGCACTTTGATTCGGCATCGTCAGTGCTCGTTGCTCTGGAGGTAATGCTTGGAATTCAGGCTGCGAAACAGTCGCCTTTGTGGGTTGATTTGTTGGAGATGTCCCTGGAAACATTCGCGCAAGTCCAGCCTCTTGGTGCTGGGCTACTTCGTAATCGAAGATGCTCGGCCGATTTGGATCTTGCGAGTCATCACCGCTTTTCAGTGCATCCTTTGGTCCGAGCAAGCCAGATTCCAACTTTGCCCCTTGTTTAGCCGCCTGTTGCAGAGTCTGCTCCGAAAGCGGGAGCGTATAATCGTGACTTCGCTGACCCACCTCGTTGACGGCATTCTGGAGATTTAATAGACGTGCGCCATGCACATTGGCAGCAACGTCGTAAACGTTGAGATCACCGGATTTGATTAGCTTAAGACCGTCTGCTAGTCCTTGCCATTTAGGGAAGAATCCTCCGCCTAAACCACTGACTGTAGTACCAATTGCTCCCGCCACGGTAGGTTGATCTAGCCCTGCTCCGGCCGAACCGCCATACTGACTGACGACCGAGAGAGCTTTCAGCAATTTAAGAAAGTCTTGATGGTTAGGATCTAAAGCACCTTCACCGGTAAGTGACGAAGCTTTCTCGGCCCAAGCCTGCTGAGCTTTGATTGTTTCCGGACCCATTTTCTTGACTAACTCTTCAACCGTATTGAACGCGTGATCGAGATTCATCGCGTTGCGCCATTGCTGCGTCACTTGCGCAGCTTCGTTTTGCCGACTTACGCTTTTTTCGGCGAATCCCAGGCTGTTAGCCTTACTGACCAAATCACCGACACTGCCAGGTTGGATGGTAATTGGTTGTCCGGTCCGAGGGTTAGTTGTGTCCCTGACTGTGCCCAACATTTCGGCGTAATGCTCGGCGCCCGGCCGAATCGGAATGATCTCCCGTTTCTGTTGTTCCGGCGGCACGTTAGTTTCTTGAAAGGTGACTTGGAACGGATCGTTCGGAACCCCCCACATTAATCCTTCACGGCCGTTGGCTAGTCGGACGTGATAGCCTCGTTGACCTCCGTAAACCGGCACTGATACCGGATTGCCTTTGCTATCGCGATCAAGATAATGGGCGAAGTTTTTTTGATCCTGCTGGTATTGCTGGTCAAACTTGCTAATTCGGTCTGAAGTCCAATCGCGTGACGGACCTTCGATGCCGTAGCTACCGCTAGTCGAGTAATCAAAAGGTGCCGGTGCAGCAGGCATAAAGCTAATCTCCAATTACCGTATTGCCGTAACCGACGACTCCGCTTTGCGAGTTGTCCGGAGTTTGTTGTTGCGGCGGATTCTGCTGAACTGGTGGATTCTGTTGCTGATTGTTTTGCAATGGCGCATTCCGCGGTGTCCCTGGTCCTGGCAAACCAAAATTGAAAGCATTGACAATGTCGTTACCTGCGTTTGTGCCTTGAGGAACATTGCCGGCGATCACGCGTTGCTGATAGGCTTGCATGAAAGGTGCAGCATAAGCCTGTGGATTGACCGAGCCGCCCATTTCGGTGTTAAAGCTCATTCCGTGGAGCGTGCCCCAAATACTGATGTAGGCAGCTTTCTTGTCCGGACTCCAGGGTTGGGAATCGACCCATTTCGAATAGGTCTTGTACTGATCGTAGAGTTGCTTCTGGTAATCGAAGGCTGCGGCCTGCGCGGCCGATTGCGAAGCGATTTTATGCGACTTGAGCAGTTGTTGACCTGCTTCCACGCCTTCCTTCGCGCGTGCGGCGTAGTCAGGCAATTGCTGTCCTGGCAAATTCGGAGGCGATGGCGTTCCTGCGACGATTGGCGTTATAAGGTTCGGCACTTGGACTCGCGCCATCGGCGCCGGAAGTGGGGATTGAGGCATAGGCTAGACCGTGTAGGGCAACACGCCTCCTTGGTTTCCTGACAACTGAGGCGGGACGAAGTAAGCGGGATTGACTTGACCGACGCTCGGGTTGGAAAACGCGAAATTCGGGACGTTTTTATAAAAGCTCGAAATTATTCCACCGAGCTCGCTCCCGGCACTTCCGGCACCGAGTGCAGATTCAACGCCCGCCATCTGACCGACCTCGGGATTCTTCGAAATATCCGTGCCGCCGAGCGGAGCTCCGACTCCCGCGTTATGCTGAGTTTGCGCGCCAACGACCATCGGTTGGAGCATGCCTCCACCGGAATGATACCAATCATAGCCGCCAGTATTGACTCCGCCTGTTCGTGCGGTGCCGGTTGTCGAAGCACCTCCAGATTTCTTAGCCGGTTGCTGAATTATTTTGCCACCTTCTGGATGGGTGAAAGCAACACCGAGAGCGTTTCGGAAAATGTTAGCCACGGTGTTGAAAAAGCCTCCGCCACTCGGGTTTTGAGCGTTGGTTTGCTGAGCACCAGTCGCGGCGTAGCTGGGCGGCATTTGGACCAGTTGCGCCCGCGGAGCCGGTCCGTATTGCGCGCGGGGCACGGTCGCGGTGAAGCGCGGATCGAGTCCGGTTCGCGGATCGAGATGATGTCCTCTAGCCGCAGCATGGGCGACGGCAGCGGCGAAAGGATGGTAGACGGCGTTCGGATCCGCAGCACCATAAGCAAAAGTAGGTTGCTCGCCGGCGGCGCCTCCAGGGGGAATATAAACATTGGCTGGTTGATTCGCTGCGGGCTGCTTCAAGTTCGTCATCGCCTGCCTTGGCGTTTCAGCCACTCCGCTGGCGAGGCGAGCGTAATCCTCCGCAGTGAGAGTACCGGGTTTCACGGCAGTAACAGCGGGAGTCGGAGTTACAGGCGGAACGTAAACATTAGCAGGTGCCTGTTGTGGCGGAGCTCCGAATCCGCGTTGCGTAGGAGAGGGAGCACCGGACTCAGAGCGAGCCACAACCGGATTGAGGATAGCATCGGTTCTCGAGGCCGGAATCGGGACAACTCCGCTTTCGGTTGTCGAAGGACTCGCAAAGCCGGTGCCTGCGTACTGCGGTGGTGCTGGTTGTACGGGTTGGGGATAATAGTAGCCTTCGGGATTGTAAATCTCGTCAGGACTGCCGACCGGTTGACCGACTGCGGGATCTTTGCTGATGTCGGTCCCGCCTAACGGTGCACCTACTCCGAGATCGAGTGAGCCCAAAGAACCGGCGGCTCCAGCCGAAGCCGCAGAAGTGCCAAAGTCGCCCACGGTTCCAAATGCACCAGTTCCGCCGGGTTGGCCGCCGAACAAGTTCCGTAAGTAGCTGCCCAGTGGATTCTGGTTTTGTCCGGATTGTCCACCTTGTCCACCTTGTCCA